AGCAATTGTAGCCTTTCCATTTGCGGAATGCTGAATGAAGCTGGGTGAATTGGGCACGCTATCCTTAACATTGGAGGTGCAAATGAGAATGTGGGTTTACTGGATTAGATTGTATGAATCGAAATTTCAGGCAAGCTGTGTCGTCCAGCGCATGGAGCATGATTATTGGATGTATGGCATGGAATGTCCAAAAGAAATTGAAATTTACAAATCAAATCGAGGAAAATATGGAGTAAGATTTATGCATGCTGAGCGTCGATAATGTGCTGGCTAAGGGCTCGAAAACTAATGAATGATAAAATTGAAGAAAATGTTGTAAAAAATGCTTGACGTGAGATATTTGTTTATAGTATATTAATTTATGTCGCCATTGCGAGTGAGCAATTTTAATGACGCGGGGTGGAGCAGTTGGCAGCTCGTCGGGCTCATAACCCGAAGGTCACAGGTTCAAGTCCTGTCCCCGCAACCAAATTCTCTAGTCGGTAATGATAACATTCATTATATGATCGAGGGCCCTTAGCTCAGTTGGTTAGAGCAGTCGGCTCATAACCGATTTGTCGGGGGTTCGAGTCCCTCAGGGCCCACCATTTTTTTGCCGGGGTGGCGGAACTGGCAGACGCACAGGACTTAAAATCCTGCGGTAGGTGACTACCGTACCGGTTCGATTCCGGTCCTCGGCACCAGTTCGAAAAAGCCCGTTAAATCAACGGTTTGTGCGCGGTAAGTTAACCGCAAGGGATGCGAAATACATACGATTATTACGATGCGTAATATTAATAATCCTGCGCGGCATAAACGGATTTACGGATCAAAATAGGCCTTCGAGGCGCGTAATATTTGTGAACGAAAGCTCACGAATACTACGAATCTCGGAGGTCTTTTTGTTATGACGATGAATTTTCCGAAAAGACGGAAGAACACGCTCGTCGCCCTAAATAGCGGAACGGAGTGGCCGCCCGAAGCCGAATCGTTTGAAGTGGCGGAAGCGACGTTTATACGATATTGTAAAATACGGAATCTATCCGGTACGACGCTTACGTACTATCACGACATGTTCCGAATCCTAGTGCGGCTTATGACGGAACAGGACGTCGAACAACCGCGGTTAGTTACAGCGGACCATATTCACGAAGCTTTTATTACGAAGCGTGAGGAAGGCGTAAAAGACGTCACCATCGATAAATATTACCGCGGCTGGCGTGCGATATTTAACTTCTTAGCGACGGAGGGGTATATTCCGGAAAATCCGTTCGATGACGTTGTTCATGCGAAATCGGAGGATCGGATTATCGAGACGTTCAGCAAGCCGCAAGTCCGGGCGCTACTCAATACGCAGGATTTGCGAACGTTTACGGGGCTACGAAACTATACGATGATGATTACGATGCTAGAACTAGGCGTGCGTATATCCGAGCTTGTATCGATACAAATTACCGGAATCTATTGGAGCGAGCGGAAGATTAAAGTGTACGGCAAGGGACGGAAAGAACGGTTACTTCCGTTTCAAAGTACGTTAGAGAAGGCGCTGAAGGACTATATCAAACACCGCGGTATTCTCGATCACGATTTCCTTTTCGTAAATATCGATAACACACCGATAAAAGTACGAACGGTGCAGGAAATTATATCCGATGCCGGAATTGCTGCGGATATAAAAGGCGTCCGTTGCAGTCCGCATACCTGGCGGCACACGTTCGCTAAAATGTACATTATGGACGGGGGCGATCCGTTATCGTTACAGGTGATGCTCGGACACACTACGCTTGAAATGTGTAAAAAGTACGTACGGATGTTTTCGAATGATATTGCGATTAAACATGCGCGGCATAGTCCGCTTGAAAAACTGTATACCGACGATTAAACAACGAAAGCCAACGGATATTATTCCGCTGGCTTTTTGTTATTTCGCCTTACTTAGTACGTTCTCTATGTTTTTCTTTAATCGTTGGGCAAAGTCGTACACGGTTCCGTCTGATAGTTTATACATGTATGGAGAACTGGCGTCTAATAAAATTACTTCTAAGAATAATTCACCTTGAACTGCGTTTATCTTCTTCGCTTCTCGTAAATCATTGTTCGCTTCTATAGAACTATAAAATGTAACATCCTCAACTATTTCACTGCATACTTTTTCAAGTTCACTGTATACGGAAATGTTCTGTAGTGATTTACTATGTCCCCGCAACTTCCTCTTGAATTCTTCGTGATAGTTTAATAATTCACTCTCTTTTTTACTGTTAGATAGTAGTTTTCTTATTTCCGCATCTTCTCTAATGTTTAATGCCTTTTCATAGACAGCAGCGGCATCTTCATACTCACCGGAATAATAGTGGTTCCGAGCTTGTTCTGTCAGCGAATCAAACTTAGTAGACGTACACGCTGTTAGTAGCGTCAGCAAGAACACTATAAGTAATAACTTCTTCAATAACCCGCCTCCAATCGTAATATACCTAACTATGCTTATTATACCAATCCGTTCCATTTACGTATAGTTGTAACCGTAGTTTTAGGCGATTCTAGCCGTTGTAGCCGTCCGCTAGGGTATTCGGTAGGGTACGGTAAAGGAACGCTAATTTGCCGGGAAATCGTCGAGTAAAAATATATTTACGAAAAAGTGTGCCGATTCCGTTTGTCGTTCGACTATATAAGTGAAGGAGGGGGAAGGCGTGCTAACATTCGTGGAGAGCCTAGTGCAAGATGCTTACGACATGGGACTTCGCAATAAATCTAAAATAGCGGAGATGATCGGGGTAAGTAGAAAGTCAATCACTAGGGCCGTACAGGCAGGGAAAATTGAGTACTACGAGCCGTTCGATGAAGGTTGGGGAGTAGTTGATGTTCCGTTAGTTAACTGCGAGGAAAGTATGCGAGAGTTGTTAGGGATTATAATATCCGAATCCTTGCGAGAAAGTAGTTTGTGCATTGATGAGTATGCAGAGGACGCGTCTTTCGACCAATTTACACGATCTATTTATGGGGACATTAAGTCTGCTATTAAAAACGAAGGTGAGACGCCTTACTTATCCTGCATACACCTCACCTGTCGTAGGTGTGGAAATATAAAAGAACTTAGCAGATATAATGCTAAAAGAGGAGGCTCTTTAGGAATTAGTCGAGTATGTAGCGATTGTCTATACGAAGATTATGTAAACAATCCTAGAAGATTAGAATGGGCACATAAACGAAGGGCTATTAAAAAGAATCTTCCTAGTATTTCATATCAAATAAACAAGCGCTGTAATCTTACGGATACCACCATAATTGCACACGATCATTTTATTCCATTAGATACAGGACACGGAGGAACTTATTTAGGCAACATGATCCCCCTGTGTCATAACTTAAACAATAAGAAAAACCGCAAACACCCGTACGAATGGTTTGAAGCGAATAGGCAACGCTTCAATCTCGAACAATCACGTTTTGACGCGGTCGTGGCTGACCTTGCGGAACAAAACGGACTTACACCGGTCGAGTATCGGCAATACGTCGATTGGTGTTACGAAAACAAACGAAGTTTAGACGATATAATAGCGGACAATAAACGATATGGCTACGTCGTTACATCCGTAGAATTATGGCGCGAAGCAACCAGACGTCACTTTCCGTTACGATTCGATAACCGGGAACAGACGTACGTGGCGGATAATGCTGCGTAAAAGTTTGCACTTTTTGTATACTTTTCCGTGAGCAGCTCCGTGATTACTCGGCATATCGGCTAATTAACGCGGGACAAATTATGTCCCCTGTAATTTACGTGAAATTAGCCGTTAAAATATCCGGAGGGTATAAAGATACCCCACGACGGTTAGAACGGCTAAAATCGCCTAAAAACGTGAGCCAAACAAGACATACGATTCGACCGCTCGGTGACGATTTGGCGGGGCGGTCAGATTCCGAATATTATCTTTTATTTTCTTTTCTTTTACGAACTATACCTAGTAATACTCCGTTATCGATACGATTTTTATCGATGACGGAGTATTACTAGAACGTAGTGATAGTAATACTAAGATCTTTTAAATCTTTAAAGATATTTAAAATATTTTATATTATAGCGAATAGTTACGGAATGTCAAGTGTTAATTTTCGTAAACTTAAAAAGTTTCCGGAAATGCCCGAATATCACCGTAATTCATTTGCACTATTTTACACTTTTATATCCGAAAGGGGACGTTAAAATGACGAAAGTAAACGTAATTCCAGCCGAAATCCCAAAACGCTTTATCTCCGTAACTGATACGTACGGACTTGTACCGGACGGTTACAACTATACGCTGTACCGCCTTGTTACCGTCGATCCTACGAAATCACCGAATTATAAGCCGGACGGTAATCCCGTCGTTATCCGTCAAGTTTGGCGGAACGCAGACCGTCATTATCCGATGTCGCCACGCGGACTTCGATCGGCATTGACGGATATTGCGTACCGAAACGGTGTGTCTGACGAAGAACAAACGACAATCGAACGACACGTTGCGGCTGTAGACGGATGGGTCAAACGGTTAGAATCGTTGAATTTACCGGAGGTGAACGTTTAATGAGTAGTTCCGTTAAATTATTTACTCATACGGATTTAGACGGAGTAGGCTGCGCGATCCTGGCGTACCATGCGTTTGGCAGCTTAGATGTTACGTATTGCGATTACGGCAATGTTAACGAATTAATCACCGAGTATCTTGACGGTGCCGAACGTCACGACAACATTTACATTACGGATATTAGCGTTAACGAAGCGGTAGCCGAACGTATCGACCGTGACGACGCGAGTTGGGTGTTATTGGATCATCATGCGACGGCATTACCGTTAAACTTCTACGATTGGGCTATGGTACGCGTAGAGAAGGGCGGAGTTAAAACGTCCGGTACGAGTTTGTTTAACGAGTATATCCGCGGCATCGACTGCTATACGCTCGACACGTTCGCGGAGAAAGTCCGTTCGTACGATACGTGGGATTGGGCGGTAACAGGCGACACGGCCGCGAAGGATTTGAACGATTTACTATATCTTATCGGACGTGACGCGTTCGTTGCCCGTTTTACGCAGGATGAAAGCGTCGAATTAACGTCCGAAGAACGAATGCTACTCGATGTAGAGCGCGCCCGTATCGACGCCTATTTACGCGGTAAATTGCCGCAGCTAACCGTACGTACGATTAACGGGCTTCGCGTAGGCATCATATTTGCTGACCGCTATCAATCGGAACTCGGTAATTATATCGTAAATGAGCGTGACGATATCGATCTTGTGGCGATGATTGATCCGGCAAAAGGCGTCAGTTATCGAAGCAAAGGCGAAGTCAATGTCGGGGAATTTGCGAAACTGTTCGGTGGTGGCGGGCATAAGAACGCGGCCGGCTCGCAAGTATCGGATGAGCAGCGTGAGGAAATCGTAAAAATAATATTCGGAGAGGTGAACGTATGATGGCGACTAACGATACGAAACAAGTCCGCGATTGGGCGGCTGATCGTGCGGTATGTGACGCTGCGACGGGGCGAGAGTGGGCGAATCATGACGACAATGGTTCCGAAGGGAATGTCGTTTATGAATACGACAGACTGACGGAGCTAACGTGCGATATTATCGCCAGTTGTGAATATCTCGCAGATGCTCGTTTCATTGCCGAAGCCCGCACCGGATGGCCCGCGGCATTGGACTTTATTCAGACGCAGGCAGACGAAATCGAGCGGTTACAGGCGGAGATTCGACGGTTACGTGATGTTCTTCAATTCGTATATCAGCACGCAAGAAACGACGTCGCTCGTTGGGATGGCGGACAGTGCGTCGGTACAGTTACGTTTAATGACCGTAAATTAGCTCGAGATATTGTACGTGAAATGGAGGAGGTATCCGTTAATGACGAAAGCAAAGCCGAAAATTAACGTGGCTAAAGTCAATACGGCAGATTGGCGTAACCTACCGCTCGACCGCTGGAACGTACGCACATTCTCGCAAATGTTCATCGACTTAAATCATGAATATTACGGAATGGAATACGTGCCCATGCGTAACTGGCGATTCGAACAAGGCGTAATCAAACGGGAGTTAAATAAATACGGAGCCGCCACGTTAAAAGCCGCGTTCGACGAGTGTTTCCGTACGTATAAGCCCACGGCAGCGTATCCGATATTAACCGCAGGCTTTGCGGTCGCGTACCGGATTAATACGATAATACCGCGGCTACTGGCGGAACAGGCGGATGCGGATCGTAGACAGTCCGAAATTGAGGCGGCAGAATCAGCGCCATTGCCGGAGGTGATATGGTGATTACGTTATGCGTGATTGTGTACGTCACATATTCGTTATACACCAGTTATCAAGCGTATAAAGGGTACAACGAAGGAAACGCGTTGTTTCCGAAATGGGTGCGCGAGCCTACGGTTATAGGAGCGTTAAAATACGGATTTTTATACTTACCGAAGTTTTTCGGGATACTCACGATAGGAATTTTAGTAGTCGCGGCAGGATTCTCAGCACTATGCGGAATAATATTATCCGCTTGGTGGATTATCGAAAATTTACCGTAAAGGAAGTGTGGGATTTCGTGTAAGTGTCGCATAACTATATACGAGAAAACGCGAGGCTCAGCGGTTAGGCTTCGTCTCGCGTTTCACTGGTCACGCCCATTCCCATTTATACAAGTCATCGATCTTACATTCTAAAGCCTTCGCAATAGAATCAGCATGAGATAAGGGCATCAGACTTGCAGATCTAGTATATTCAGACAATGTTTCTTCATCTATTTCTGTATTTTTCGAAAGCCAACTTATATCTTTGTTCTTGTTTTCCAATATATAAGCTAAGCGTGATTCAACGGGAAATAGATTTTTACTGCGCGGATCATTACTCAAACCGAGTAAATAATCGGCTGATACTTCAAAGTGTTTAGCGACGGAAATAACAACCTCGACTGGCACGTCTCGATACGAAGTCATATAGCCGTTAAATGTTTGGGGTCGAATGCCAATTTTCTCGGCTAATTGCTTTTGAGTCAAATTGGACTTATCGAGAAGGACGGATACTCTAGTTGAGAAAAAATTCGTTGACAAATAAAAACACCTCTTGACAATACGCGTTTCGCGTATTAGTATTAAGACATCAAGTACGCAATATGCGTATTACAGATGAATTATACCACATTTAAGCGATAAATTATACAACAAACCCACTCGCGGCATCCACGGCACCTTCCCCGCCAGCCGTACGAAATTCCCCGCAATACCCCTCCGCTAAAAACGACGTACCTTAAACGTGCCTCTCACGGTTAGATACGTATAGCTTAACGTCCCCTTATACGTTAGGCAGCGCAGGGTTTTTCTGTATTGACGGAAATCCCTACGATTATATAACGAAGGAGTGATAACGATGCAATTTTCGGTATTTAAGATGCAATGTCTCGAATGTTCAACGGTGTTTTATTCAGGTGAGGACGATGACAACTACGAAAAGTGTCCGATGGTTTTCTGTGCGGACGGGTACGGTATGGAGTTGGACGAAATCGTTTACGAAATTAACGTAGATAAAACGACAGGTTCGCTAGATGTAACGCAAATTCCTAAAGATCCTGATGTTATTCGGATTAGGTAACGAAAGGAGGTCCCGATATGAAACTCGGAATTTACACCGCTAGCCCTCCGCAACTACTCCTAGACCTCGCAGCAATGGCGGAGCAGTCCGGTAATCAACGCTTACGTCGCGTATGGTTATCGAATTATGTACGAGTTACTGACGAAAGGAGACGATGATATGTTAACGTATTTACCTGACGGAGTATATGCCGTCTTAAGAGGCGGAGTGACTGTCGGATACGTTCGTGCTGCCGACGCAATGATCGCATACAAACGAGCGGTCGAGCTTTTCGGAAAAATCGATCATGTTTCGTCAACTATATTAGTACGATAGGGAGGTGAGCGAATGATTCGTGTAGGAAAACCGATGGCTGCCGGCACGTTCGCGATATACGTAGCGCCAACAGCACGCGACCGATAACATGCGTTTGAGTGGGCGAGACAAACGTTTGGTCCGGATGCTTACGTAATGGAGAACGTACAGGCGCGAGACATTACGTGGTAGATTCATTATGCGAAGGAGAATTGGTAGGAATGGGCAAAGAGATAGATTTTATCAGAGCAAACAAGGTATTCAAAGATCAATTTAATAAATTCTGTTTGGAACATAATTTAGACACGTTTCAAGCTATCAGAATACTTTCTAAAACCATTGAAGAAACTGCACATCAAGCAAGAATCACAAGCATTTTTACCGATGAAGAATAATGCACAGCACAACGACAAAGCCGAAGTAGATTCATAAAGTGAAGAAGGGGTGGCGTTATTATGGAGCGTGAATGCCCATGCTGCGGTAAAAGTTACTTCGCGTATGAAGAGGCTGTCAACCGTGGAATAGGAATTATCTGTCCAGATTGTTTTTGGGAACAGAACAAAGCTAAAGACCTCATAAATGAAAAAATTGAGGGAATGGAAGGGAACAAATTTGTAAATTGTCTTCTATGCGAGGGCGCAGGTGTTCTTCATGAGCTTGACGGAGAAGAGTTTGACTGTCCTGTATGTGAAGGCGAGGGTGGAGATTTCGAGAATTACCGCCAGTTGGAAAGCTGAACAGTACAACGAAAATACGTAATACGAATATGTACTACTTGACTATATTTGAGCGATTATTGAACACTTTTTGAACACTTGTATGTGTTAGTTTAGAAGTAAGCTACTTTACGAAGGAGGTCGGTCACACTGTCGAAAGCTAATGCGCACTCTAAACGTTGTAATCTCCGCCATGTCTGTACTGCCGCGGATACACCCGCTTGCAACCGGCTTTGCTCCGCGTTCATCGGAATCCACAGCGTAACAGGCGAAGGCGGTCGAGTGGCGTCTGCGAACATTCCGCACGAATATCGGCACGTTACGCTCGCATCATCGCCAGCAGCCGAAAGTCAGCCGGACATATACGCGCACTTGACGGAATACGTAAAGACGTTCGTCCGGCAATTTCTCGACGACAGTCCGCCTATTAAATCGCTATATCTATATTCGAAAGAACCTGGCACCGGAAAGACGACGACGGCTGCCGCGACCGCCAACGAATATATCAACGTTCATTATATCGGATCGGTTCGACGCAATAGGCAAGCGGCAGAGCGCCCGGTATATTTCCTCGACGTTAACGAGTGGCAGACGGACTATAGCGCGTTCAACCGGCCGCGCGTCCCGGAATCGACCGCAGCTCCGGCAGCCGAACGATATTACCGCGCTATGTCAGCCGCGTCATCGGCACCGTTCGTAGTGTTCGACGATATAGGCGTGCGGGAGGCGAGCGAGCCGTTCCGTGCCGATCTGCATTCCGTAATCAATGCGCGGGTGGCGAACGGGTTGTCTTCGGTGTATACGTCGAATATTCCGATGGCGGAAATGGCGACGCTGTTCGACCGGAGGATTGCGGACCGGTTCCGTGAGCAGACGATTGAGTATACGTTCAAAGGCGCGAGCAAACGTGGCGTACGATAATTTACGTAAAACTGTGAAATGACGAGAAAACGGGAGATCGTATCTCAATCGTGACCAAACGAGGGGCTTTCGTGTGAATACGATAGGATACGATATGACTAGCGAATTGTAATTATATGTAAATCAGAATACGATATGACACGTTATGAACCGATTTGACAACCGAATAATTGACGAGCGATTTCGTCATAATCGTCAAATATGGCGTTTTACAGAAGTAGTACCCGTCTTATACAATCATCGTAAATCTACGAGAACGCGCGAAATAAAGAGATCGCGAATACTACGGGAAAACGTATTTTCAAAGCAGCATTATAAATCCGATGTGCTACGGGTATTTAGTAACTGCTCTATACAGGCATTTACGACCATTGCTCGGTATCGGATTACTGAATATCATTAATACAACGAGGAGGCGAACGCATGAGTTACGTTGAATCGCTACTATCACGGATCATTGACGATAATAACGTTAAGCAACTGGACAAGCTCGGACTTGACCGCGACTTCTTTCCGGCAGGCGTCGAACGAGATGCGTACGAATTTATCCGTAAATATACGAACGAACACGGCCGCGCACCGAGTTATGCCGCAGTCGTGACGGAAGTGCCAGACTTTACGTATATTCCGGACGTTACGGATTCATACGATTATATGGCGCGACGAATCAAGGAAACGTGGGCGCAAGAGGAAACGCAGCGAATACTCAATAGCCGAGAACATGCGGAAAAGTACGCAGAAGTCGGGTATGGTATCACATTCGAAGAGTACGTGCAATACTTGAATACGCGGCTTAACGATGTTAAAATGAGAACATACGTTCGCAAAATAATAGGAACGGATGTCGCAACGGCCAGTGACGTATTCCTGGTGGAGTACGAACGAAGGAAATCGGGCGAATCGTTCAAAATATGGAAGTCCGCGTTTCGCACCGTTAATGATGCGATAGGTGGCGGATATTTCAGCGGTAATATGTATACGTGGTTTGCGCGATCTGGTCGCGGTAAATCTATTGTAACGTTAGTCGAAGCGATAGAAGCGGCAATGGCGGGCGCGGTCGTCATCATATGGGCGATGGAAATGACGCTGTACGAATGCCTATCTCGTATCTTTACGTTTATATCTGCGCGGGCTGGCGTAATGGTTGCGAATATTGACGGAATGGAAATTGACGCAGGCTTCGATAACCGCGCGATGCTTGCCGGAAAATTGCCGGAACAAATAGCTGGCGAAATGACCGAGTTTATCCGTACGATCAACGAACACATTTCCGGACGTATTATCGTTCGTGCGGTCGATGACTCGACGTTCGTTAACCGAAGTGTATCAGCATTAGAGTCCGAAATTAACGAAGCTGGCGCGGATGTCGTCTTAATCGATCCGATTTACTATATGGATTACGAGGCGAATACGTCGAAAACAGCAGGCGGTGACGTTGCGGCTACGAGTAAAGCGCTGCGACGACTTGCCGGTAAAACACAAACGGTAATTCACGTAATAACGCAGGCGGACGAGGACGAGAAGGATAAGACGACGGAAACACGCGAATTAAAACCGCCAGCACGTTCCGAAGTGAAGAAAACGAAAGCGGTACTCGAAGATGCGGTCGCACTATTCGCGTTTGATTCCGTAAAGGAGGAAGGTCGCGGTAAAATAGCGCTAAGAAAAGGTCGCAGCGGAGGCGAGGATACAACTGTCGAAGTCGTATACCTGCCGAATTACGGGATCGTACGTGAGCCAGTAGCGGAAGATATAGCGGCACAATTCGTTGGGAATTTTTAATTCCACTATTTACAAACGAACCGAACCGTTGTATCATAAAATTTGCACCAAAAAATGATTCATAAGGTGGTTCGTTAAATGGGTGAGAGCAAACTAACTAATGTAATTAAATCCTTTACAGAAAAAGAGAATAATACAACGAGTATCTTAGATAAGCAAGTACGTTTCTCTATTTCGCTATCTAATTTACAAAGTAAGAAATTAGACGTGTTAGTTGACATAATAGGATTAAGCAAGCAGGAGTTTATTGCTAAAGTCCTTGATGCCGCTATGATCGATTTGGAGGGTGAGCTTAATTTGATAGACTCCACTTCAATCGATACATTCGGACATAAACAGTACCACTATAAAACTAAGTACGTTAGGGAAATTTTAGCGAAGTTAGGCATCACAGAGGACGAATGGTACGATATGCGTTCTAAAAATATGTAAGGCGGTGATGCACGATGATTGACGTACGCACCGAACTCGAAGCGTTTCACTGGACGAACGCGACGTGGACAAGCGGTAAGTTAATCGCAGCAAGTCCGTTAAGGTACGAGCAACATCCGTCATTTGCGGTAATGTTAGATCACGGAGGTTGGCGGGATTGGGGCGCAGATGATCCGTATTGGCAAAGCGGAAACTTTACGAAGCTACTCGCATTCCTCCGTAACGAGACATACGAAGAAACCGCGGAGTACCTATCAGCAAAATACGGTGACGGTTCAATATTAACGTATGACGACGAAGGCCGCCCGATATTCCGACCGCCCGACCTTCTGCAACCACGAATCAAGCCGCGACGCATTCCGCAGTACATACTAGACAATTACCGCTATCGTTCCGACTATCTCGGACGACGCGGAATCAGCGAAGATATTCAGCGGTTAATGGCGATAGGTTACGATATGGATTCGAAGGCCGTTACAATTCCGTGGTTCAACTCGGACGGATCGCTCGGCAACGTCATGTACCGGAAAACGCGTGGCAAGACGTTTTGGTATCGGAAGGACAGCCGACCAATTGGCGAAATGCTATACGGCATTCATCTATCGTACAAGCACCGGCTGAAATCTGCGGCAATCGTGGAGGCGCCTATCGACGGTCTGACGCTTATGTCGAATGGGGTTTACGGAATAGCGACGGGCGGAACAGCGGTAACGGATGCGAAAATTGCGCTAATACTGCGGTCGCCTATCGAGGAGTTAACGATATGGCGGGACCAGGACGGGGCCGGCCGCACGTGGCAAAGACGGCTAGTTACGGCACTCCGCGGCAAGATTCGTTTGAAAATTGCGAAAATTCCGAAGGGGTACAAGGACGTTAACGAAATGGTGTGCGCGGGCGTTCGAGTAGATGACGTAAATATTCGTAGTGTTACCATTTTTTGACGTAGATAAAAACGGTTACATTGCTTTATAATGGTAATACGCAAATGTGCGAATTTTACCGCAGTCGAGCGCTCATTCATCGAGTGCCCACTCGTAAAGCATCCGTTCCTTGACGTCTAGCGCTTCCGCGATTGGTATAGCGATTGATAGCGGCATTTCCTTAAGCCGATTAGTCGCATACTTCGAGATAGTTTTTTCGTCAATACCAGAATGCTCCGCAAGCTGCCGTTGTTTCCAGCCGCGAGCTGCGAGTAAGTCCGGAATGAGGCATCGACGCGGGATTAATCGCATCGAGTTCCTCCAAAAAATAAATATTAAATAATTTTTGAAAAAGTGTGCCGAATTGAAATGGCATCCGACTATATAAGTGAAAAGGAGATGATATTGGTTGACAACACAATATCAAGTAGTTTATGAAAAGCACGTCAAAAGTGAAGTAACCACATCGGAGTTCTACAGAATACTCTCCCCACTAAAGGATTCGCATTTACGAAAATCCAAGCAATCATACTTTTTGGACGAGCATACCGCGTTAGAAATTTTTGACGAAGTGTTTATGAGTATTACAGATTGTATCCTAGATATCGAGCGGTGGTTGAATCGGGCACTACACCGACGAAGAATCGATGCGCACCGACAACGTAAAGCCCGAAGTAAGTACGAACAGATTAAAGAGTACATACCCGAAACGACGCCAATCGTTAACGAGGTAGAGTGCTCAGTAATTCAAAAAGAAGAAGCCGATCACCGCCAAGTAATCGACTTCATCCTACGGACCGCCAAGCCCGATGCAACAACGACGGCAATCGTTGAAGCATATTTAATCGCGCCACCCAGCGCTACTCGCAAGGAAATCGCAAGATCACTTGGACTTCATCACGAGATTGTTAAACGTAAACTACTTAGTCTTTCTCGCCATTACGACGCCAATCGTTTTGGAGAGCATTACGACTATTTAGCTGTTTAACATATAGTAAGTATAACATAATTGTCAACTTAGTTTCAGTGTCGGAAAATACACGCTTAGGCATTACGTATAGGTTCCGAAGGTAATTCGCGGATAAGCGAATGTTAGCTACTTTTGATATTATAACGTTCGCTTTCCGGATTTGTCAACTGTTTTTTACAATTATTATCATTTCCGGAGGTGTTTTAACGTGTCTATCGATACTTATATACGTAGTATATCCGCAAAGGTTCCGAAATATACACGAAATTCTAACGAAATCTTACGCAACGAGTTTTTATACGAAGGTGGGCGTCCATCTTACGTCGATCCGGCCGACTATTCGTACGGGCAACGCACGGTAAAAGGGGTGCGTCTCGGATGAATAACCGGAACATCGATCACACGCAAGTTATCGTAAGTAATCACGCGGTCGACCGTGCCGTCGAACGGCTGGCGTTAAAACGTGACGATGCCCGTCGCATTATTCGTACGAATCTCCGCAGCGCTGAATATATTTCCGATGTAACGGACGTCGACGGTAAGTTTGGTCGAATGTTTGCGCACGATGGCGTGGCGTACGTACTAGACGCGCGTTACGATCAAGTCCTCACGTTGTATCGATATGAGCGCAAGCATATTACGTTAGGCGAGCGGTTCGTTAAAATGGCACGCGCTGAACTCCGTAAATGGCAGCGGAAGGAATCCGTTATCGAACGTGACATTGCGATTAAGAAGGCGAAACTGGACGTTGAAGCAGCGGAATGTCGCTATAAAATGGCGATCACACCGAGTAAGGCCGTTATACGAGTGAATACGGAAAGGTTACGCATGATTGACGATGAAAAGGCGACGTTAGACGCGGAGCTGGCGGAAGTCGTCCGTATGAAATCGGCAGTAGCGAAGGGACTTACGGCTTTTGTTTAACGAATATATGACGATAAGATAGCGAAGTTAAAACGTTATCTACGGCCACGATAAAGACTCGAAAGAGTCTTACGTCGGCAAGGCGGCAGTAGTTTCTACGGCTATGGCGGATAGTTTACGAACAACTCCGCGATTGCTGCCGTCTTGCGGACGTAAGAGCCGGCCGAATAAGGGCGGAAACATCCGCTAGCACACCGAAAGGCTGCGAGCTGAAACGTAAGACGGGTAATGTACGGGTCGACACGTGCAATGTCCGCAAACTTACGTCCGATTGAGCCGAAGGGCTGACCGCGAAGGCGACGCGGTATCTGCACCGGGCAGACATTAAACAAGAACCGGAAACCCTATATCGCTGCGTGAAAATAGGTAGAGGCACGCCCGTCCCGCTCGGAGATTGTCCGAGTCCTCTACCGAAAATAAACCGAAAAGGATGCGTGATCGAATGAGTCAATTTACACGTAGAGGTTCAGCGGCAGTAGAGGCGGCAACGGCCGAAAAGGAAAACGGAACAAGCTCGCACGTACCATTCCCGTCCGGCACAACGTTGAAAGTCCGAATCAAGTCGACGGAAGATTCAGCGGAATACTATGCGCATGGCATTTACGGCAAGGTGAATACCTTTGTCCCTAAGACGCCAGCCGTCCGCAACGCCCGCGGCTTTATCGAATCGAATCCGTCCGTATGGGATCGCGCGGCCGACCTATTGTATGCGGATGCCAAAGCGTTAAAAGACGCAGGCGACGAAAAGGGCGCGGAGAAAGTCCGTAACGAGGCGTATCTGCTGAAATCGAAAGCTCGCTATCTCGTAGGCTTCGGCAATCTCGAAACTGGCGAAGATGGATTCGTCGACTTAACGCCAAAGCAAGCGAAAGGTGTATTCGCGGCTATTACGAAGTATGCGAAACGTCTCGATAAGTTAGCGTTCGAGCTATCGAAAACCGGCTCGTCAACGGATACCGTCGTTACATTATCGCCAATCATCGATATGGACGAGGATTTGACGGATGCCGAGCGTGCGAATTTCGAAAAGGTGGGCGAGAAGCCGTTTGATTTCGCGGCATTCGAAGGCTTTCTATTCGAAGCGGACGAGGCGGAGCAGACGAAGAATCTCGTAATTGCTGGCTTCGACATTTCGCGATTAGGCTTATCGATTGGAGCTGCGGCAGGCACTTCGGTCCCGGATGACAACGTTAAGCCGATTGACGACGACGCGGCTCCGGTCGATCCTACGAAAATATTCTAACGGAGGGCGCACGTATGGTTAACGTAATTGAGCGAACAGCTCCGCAATTGTCCGGAAATGGGAACGGGCTTCCTCCGTTCCTGTTAACGGCAGCAGGCGGAGATGACGGCAACGATGACTACGATAGAGGACGATATGACTTCGTATTCGTTGGCGGTAAGTTTACGGCAGTTATCCGAAAATAAGACGAAAAGGTGGCGGTTTAATGTTTAAGTTCATCGATATGATTACGAAATTAGAGGTAACTACGGAGTATTCGAAATTAAGCGCAGGGCAAAAGCGCCTAGTCAACGCAGTAGCTAATCGTAAGTAGGCGTTATTATTCGGATAAGGAGGCGATTTTTACGGCACACGTAACGGAACGTACCGGTAAGTATTCGGAATTAATCGCAAGGGCGGCTTTGCTCGCTAACGGCTGGACGGTGCATACGTCGGACACGGACGAGGCGTACGATATTCTCGCGACTGATCCGCTAAATGGCGAACACTACCGTATCCAAGTGAAAACGATCCGGCAGCGCAGCGACCGAGGCGGGGAACTCGTTGTCTATGCGAAAAAAGGAAATGGCGAGCCATATACGAAGTCCGACGCTGATTCGATAATTGGCGTGTGGTGTCCGGATGGCGCAGCGGTGCCTCGCGTATTCATGTTCGAAGTACGCGGAATTGGCGAGTATTGGGCGGGCGAGCAGCGTGCGACCGAGCGATGGGGCGAACTTAATATCGCGTTAGACCGCGAAATCGAAAGCGTGGCGTATGCGATATGATGCCAGAGCTACCGATTAATCCACCGGAGCCGGCCGAAGTAGCGGAATGTGCGTACTGTGGCGGTGAGATTTACGAAGATGACGAGGTTGCACGGATAGATGACGGTGGAGGATTCGTGCATGAAGGCAGATGTCAACGAGAATATGCGTTCGAGCGTGTGTACGATGCGGTAGGCGTAATCGACCGTAATAAAAATATCGAATAAAGGTGGCGTTGTGTAAATGGCAGCAATCGCAAATGTAAAGGTTATCGAAAGTATGATCGAAGTTCCCGCGGTGGCGTGCGCACAGTACCGTAAAGTCGACCGTAAGGCGAAGGTAGGCGACGTTATTAAGTATACCGACGAATCCTCTTCATACCTGACTTCCGGTGAATTTTACGAAGTCGTCCGTATGGATTCGTACGACGATCCGCAGATTATCGATAATGACGGGGATGAGTACGATTTGGCCGGTGACGATTACGAAGTGTTCGAGAAGGTAACGGAGGGTGCGAAACCGGAAGCAAATCCGGAGCCGGACGAGTTGTTTACGTACGAGGGCGTACAATACCGTAAGGTCAAACGTAAGGCAGCGGTCGGAGAGTTGTGCTTACGTACGAAACATTTCGTAAAAAATCAAGTAGGCTCCGTAACAAAAGTGGGTAGAATAGGCGCAATTGAACCGGTCGGAGACGATGGCGAATCTCTATTTCCGGGATATTACGTAGTCCTCGAGCCTGTGAAGCCGGCTACCGCAGCAGGGCCGGAATCCAAGTATAAGCCGGGCGATAAAGTGCGCACGAAGCACGACGATGAGGTTCTTACGTTAAAGGAGCGACGTCCAAGCGCAGATGACTTCGGATATGGTACCGCGTGGACTCTAACGAACGGTTTTTGGCTTGGCGAGAATCAATTCGAACTTTGCGAAGATACAGTCGCATCCGTCTCGGAAACTATCGTACAAGACGGTATCACGTATCGACACGTGAAGGAAGGCGAGAAACCAACGCATATTACACGTAAATCGGACGCGCCTCGTAGAAGCTGGATACTTAGAGATAAGGTCTACGAAATCAATAGCGTAAGCGTTAACGGTCATTTCCGAATAACTGACGAGGACGGAGACAATTCGATGGTCAACAAATCGTACGTTATCGGTTTGGTTGCTGTGGAGCAACCGAAGCCTGCTCGCATTCCGGTCGGTAGTTACGTTAAGGCAACACAAGGCTTGGCGCATTTCCGTAATGCTGGCGATATTTTAGAGGTAACAGAAGATGACGGTTCCGGCATTCCTTACAGACTGGTTCACTTAGATGGTAGTTACGCAGGATATGCGGATGGCAGCGACATCACGCCAATTTCCGAAGCCGAAGCGAAAGCCGCAGTCGAAGCCGAGGCGGAACGTACGAAATGGGCGGCAATCGGTCGTAAAGTTGGCGAGATTAAAAGTGGTGACGTCGTGGAAGTCGTTAGTAGGAACGGGGGACGTAATCCGAAGGGGAGAATAGGTGTCGCCAAGGAAAATGGAACCGAATCTAGTACACGTGTTGGAACGGTAGAGAATCCGGAAGGAACAGCGTGTTGGGCGCGTGTTAAACTCCTCGTACCCGTCGAGCAACGTTTTGATCGCGAAGCCGAGGACGCATCCTAATGCAGATTACCGTTAATCTAAAGCGGAAGCCGACCGGCAGCGCAGCGGAATCAGCGGAAAAACGGAAGGCGACGGGGAAATCGGAAACAGCGGACGAGGCGTGGCAACGAATATTGGCGATGAATAACAGCGACACCGACCGCGAACGGTTATTAGCGGTTAAGTCGGCAATGGCGGAGGGCCTTATAGGCAGAGCGCCCTCCTCGGCCGGCAAACGTTTCAGTAAGGCGGAAGCGCTCCGGATGTATGGCGAATTGGCCGAGCGGAACAAGGCGGCAACCTTGCGCGCGATGGTCGAGAATACTCCGGGACACTATTCGTTAGTACGTAATATGACGGAGTTACAACGTATGGCAGCGTTGATAACTTCCGCTGATATTATCGCAATTGACTGTGAAACGTTCGGTACGGCAGAAAATCCGGACGCAGCGCTCGATCCGTGGACAGGCGAAATGGCGGGATTCTCGGTATCTACGCGGTCACATTCGTTCTACGTTCCGTTGCAGCACGTGGAAAGAACCGCTCTAACCGCGGACACCGTGTTTTCCGTACTGAAGCCGGTATTAGAACGTATAGCGTCCGTCATGCACAACGCACCGTTCGACTGCAAGTGGTTCTACGTAAAATATGGCATCGACTTAATTACGAATTTACACGCAGATACACGGTTAATGGCGATGTCGCTAGACGAAAACCGTAATCACCGTCTTAAAGATTTAGTAACGGACTGGCTCGGACTGCCTGGCGATAACTTCGATCAACTATTCGGTAAGACACCGTTCAACGAAGTACCGCTCGACGTTGCGCTCGCATATGCCGCGGCAGATACGGAGAAAACGTTAAAACTCTACGATTGGATAATGGCACAATACGGTCGTCGCGATGACTTGCAGACAATCGAGCGGCTAGTATTCGGTATAGAAATGCCGGTTATGCGGACGTTCATTCGTTCGGATATACGAGGAATACCGTTCGATACCGAAATGGCTGCCGAACTTGACGCGAAGTTTGCGACCGAGGAAGCGGAGTTGCAGACGCAGATTTACGAAATGTTGGGTGAAGAAATCAACCTTAATTCTCCGTCACAACTTGCGCGGAAACTTTACAGTGACTTACGTTTAACGGACTACGACAAAGGTTCGACAGGCGTGCGGTCATTGAAACGTATTAAACGCGAGCATCCGGTAATTGCGCTAATTCTATCGTACAGAGAAGTCGGAAAGCTGCGCCAGGCGTTCACGTCAAAACTACCGAAATCCGTTAAGTACGACGGTAAAATTCATCCGTGGCATAATTCGTGGGGCGCTGCGACCGGAAGGTTTACGTGCCGCGATCCGAATACGCAGCAAATTCCGGCTAAACGTCCGGAAATACGGCACTTGTTCATGGCGAGCGGAACCGACCGTATTCTCGTATCAATTGACTATTCGCAAATTGAACTTCGTGTACTAGCAGATAGAGCCGGTGAAACGGTGTTAATCGAAGCGTTCGAGCAAGGCCGCGACATCCACTCGACGACTGCCGCGCTTATATCGAAAGGACAATTTACGTACGAAGAAATCGAACGTTATAAAGATACGGAAGGTCACGCAGCCGCAAAGTTCCGTAAGCAGGCGAAGATTGTTAACTTCGGAATCGTATACGGAATGGGTGCTGGCAAACTAGCGGATACGCTCGAAATTACGAAGAAAGCCGCGCAGGAAATTATCGATAACTATTTCGCTGGGTATCCGATGATTAAACGCTATATGGACGAGCAGCAGGCGGCTGTAATGAAGAACGGATATGTAACGGGATTGCTCGGCCGTAAACGTAGGCTGCACGAACAAGTCCGCGCAAAGGAACGTTGGAAAGTGTTTTCTGCGCAACGGATGGCCGGTAACTTTCCGATACAGGAAGGCGCTGGAACGATATTAAAGAAAGCTATCGTTGACCTAGCGGACGTACTACCGTTATACGATTCGTACATTCTTCTACAGGTTCACGATGAGCTAGTTATAGACTGTCCGAGAACTATATCGGAAGTAGCGCTCGAACACATTCGTCGCACGATGGAACAGGCGGTTTCTTTACGGTGTCCAGTCCGTTGTGACGTCGAGATTAATCCGGAACGCTGGCTTAAAAAGGTCGACGTTGACGCGTGGTTTAACGAAGATTACGACGAATAAAGGAGCGGATGTTATGAAAATTACGGAAACTCGCGATATTGGGAACGATTATGACGAGTATTACGGTAAAGGTTCAATTGGGGTTAAGTTAGAGTTTGCGGACGGCACTACGGCAAGCCTCAGTATTATGGCTGGGGAGCCGGAGGATGCGGTATTCTTCCGTGATCTTGACGGAGCCTACAACATTTCAACGCTGATTAAACTAGCGTACGAAGCCGGCAAACGTGGCGAAGAAATGACGTACGAGTTCATAGACGAATCGGAAGATAACGAATAGGAGGCGGATTAATGGACGTTCATTTTAGAATAGGTGATCGAGGATACATCGTTCGTCTTTCCGGGAAAAATATTGCGTTTGTTGAGAATTTTTCTTGTACTATCTACTGGATAGAGGATGATGAATCAATTGTCGTGAAGGACGATGATGGTATCGTATATAAACTACGAGAACAGGAGTATTTTATTGCACAACACGATAAACTCACCGGCACACAGATCATTGTTACAAAAAAGGAGGCGGTATAAATCGGACATTTCCAACGAATCAGATACGAAGAACCAACGGAAACACAACGAACATTAGTCGAAGAAATCCGCGACAACTTCCGCAGCTTCCTCGATAATTACCATAGTTTACCGGAAGTATACGACGATGCGCTCGACGCCTGGCTTCACCGTATTTATGCGGACGTACAATCGGACAAGTCGCGCAAAGTTTGGCCGCCTCGTCATATGCCGTATTTCTCGCCATCGTCCGCGAACTCCGATCCGCGCGAGTTATACGAAAAAGTCCGGGGCGCCAAACGTGAACGTACAGGGCAACCTCCGCATCAAGGACGATGGACGCGAATCGGAACTGCGGTGGGCGATACGATACAGCGCGACATTCTCTTTGCGGAGAAGCATACGAAAAATCCTCGTTTCAGATTCGAACGTAACGAACGCGACGAGCCAATGTTCGAGGACTTCGCGAAGGTCAGCCGCGAGATAACCGTCGGCAATACGAAGTTTGCGCTATACGGCACATGCGATGGAATCATGACGTACGTGACCGAAGATGGCGAGCAAATCCGCGTTGGACTCGAAGTTAAATCGAAACAAGGAACGTATGCGAAAACGTCCGAATTTAGCCAACGCAATGGTCCCGAAGAAGATCACGCAAAACAGACGATATGTTATTCGGTTATGTACGATAAGCCGGACGCTCACATCGACTATTACGTCATCCTCTACGTCAACGCGTCGAAAAAGGCGTGGGAAATGACTCCGGAAGAATACGAAAAGAATCCGGACATTGCCGTACATGTCGTCGAGATTACGAACGATATGCGGGCGGACTTGATGCGGCATTTCGCGGGAATCGTAGAGGCTGCCGCTAATGGAACGCCACCACCGCTCGACTTATCGAAGTGGACGTTTAACGGATACAAGGCAGCATGTGCAGCCGGATTAACGGACGACGAGATGGCGGCACTCGAACGACAAGTCGACGCGGCAAAACGTAGCGGAATGAAGGACTGGCAGAAGCAGGCGTATGTATCGGCATTGGCGGAGATTAAACAATTACGTGGGGAGGCGGTTTAGATGTCGGAACCTAACGAAGATATCGAAATCGACGAAGAGTATCCGGAAGATGACGACGACTGCGAACACGATTGGCGCGACTACTATGCTTGCGAAAATGGATGCTGTTCGTGTTGCGGTTGTAGTTGCGGATGGGAGGACGACGACGATTACGAAGTTTGACCGGTTACTTAACGGTATCCTAACGAAATTACTACGTACACGTTACGTATCTTGTTGAGGAGGCGGTGAACGTTGATTAGAAAAGTATGGTCCGGTATTTTATACGGGTTGGTTTTGTTCGTATGTAGCTTCATATTACTTTTAGTCTTTATCTTATCGTACTTGTTCGTCACAACTGGCGGAGTACTGATGTTAACGGTTTTTGTAATGTTGTTCATTGGCGTAGGTGTGGGCGTTTATACCGAAACTAAAGGCGGTGATGATCGTAACGACAACGAAAACACTACGCAAGACTAACGCAAAGCCGCCAGCCGACCGCTATCTCATCTACGATATATCGTTAACCTCGCCCGGCTTCGCGGCAATTGACGTCAACAACCGTAAGCCGACGCTCGTTGCGGTTAGCCACGTTAAGACCGACGCGAGCCAGCCGGATGGGCAGCGGTTCGCTATCGTCGAGGCGTTCGCTATTACTACCGCAAGTAAACACGGAAATAGCAACGCTATTGTAGTGCGCGAGGACTATAAGAACGCGGCAAGCAAGCGGCAGGGGCAAACGATATATGGCGCATGGGCAGCGGTCGATTCCGGACTCCAACGGTGCGGGCTTCGTGTAAATGCCGAAATCAACGCAAGCACCGTTAAGAAAACGATAGGCGGGCACGGCAAGGCGGACAAAGCGGAAGTGGCGGCAGGCGTGCGGAGAATACTCGGACTGTCCGATGACTTCATATTTGCGACGGATGACGAAAGCGATGCGGTAGCCATTGGCTTAACGTACCTTATCGAAAAGGGGTTGATCGACGTATGAGGATTCCGGAAAGCGTAAAGGTAGGCGGAAAAGTCTATACGGTCAAGTGTGTATCGCATCCGGTAGTCGTAGGCGGCCGCGAGTGTTACGGAAGCATCAACTATAACGAGCAGATTATATGGATTTGCACCGATGGTAACTCCGAACAGCAACAGTTCAATACGTTCCTACACGAAGTAATCCACGCCATTTCGTACGAGCGCATGATCGATTGGGGCGATAAGGACGAAGAATACACGGAATCGCTGGCGAAGGCACTGCACGCTCTATTCGTTGACAATGTGATAACGTTCGGCAAGGAGGCGACCGTATGAAGCCGGTATTCACGCGGCAGGAGCGGTACAAATTCGCCCTCCTCCGAGAACGTGACGAATTGACGTATCAAATCGGATTATATAGCGGATGGATCGCGCAAAAGCAGCGACGTATCGCCCATATTGACGAGCAGATATCGGAAATGGAACGGAAGGCAGGCGACGAGGCGGAATGTTAATCGCATACTATTCGCTAACCGGCAACGTCCGTCGATTCGTACACCGGCTCGGTCGGCCATCTTCGTTATATACGATAAAAGCCTTCGGCATCTTAACGGAGCCTTACGTTCTAATCACGCCTACGACCGGATACGGACAAGTGCCGGACACCGTGGCGGAGTTTGTTCGGAACAATGCCGACTTACTCCGCGGTGTCGTGGCGAGCGGCAACCGGAATTGGGGTGTTAACTTCGCGGCTGCTGGCGGAAAGATAGCGGATGCGTATGCCGTACCGCTGATCCATACGTTCGAATTATCGGGTACGGACGAAGATGTACGGATTGTACGTGAATATATCGAAGGAGTGACGCTTAATTGACGAAACACATCGAACTAAACAACGAAATAATGACGCGCGGTGCCGACGGGTTTTACCAACTCGAAAAGGATCGCGAAGCCGTGGCTGAATTTATGCGAGAAGTCGTCGCAAACAGCCGCAAGTTTCCGTCCATCATCGACCGTTACCGCTGGCTTATTGATAACGGATATTACGACGATATGTTGACGTTATATGGCGCGGAGACGGTCGAGCGAATCGTCAACGTATGTAATTCGTACGGCTTCCGCTTCGCTTCGTATATGGCTGCGTCGAAATTTTACAAGGACTACGCGCTGAAAACGGACGACAAAACGGAGTACCTCGAATCGTATGCGGAACATGTCGCACAAGTGGCGTTATATCTCGGACAAGGTGACGGGACGGCTGCGGAAACATTCGCCCGCTCAATGATGGAGCAACGGTTACAGCCGGCAACGCCTACGTTTATGAACGCGGGTCGTGCGAAACGTGGCGAAATGGTATCGTGTTTCTTACTCGAGATGGACGATTCGCTTAATTCGATAAACTACGTGCTTGGTACGTGTATGCAGTTATCGAAAATAGGCGGAGGTGTGGCGGTTAACTTATCGAAACTACGCGGCCGTGGCGCTCCGATTAAAGGCGTAGAAGGTGCGGCAAAAGGCGTTATGCCCGTTATGAAGCTGATGGAGGACGCGTTCTCGTATGCCGATCAAATGGGACAACGCAAAGGTTCCGGAGCCGCGTACTACAACATTTTCGGCTGGGACGTAATCGAATTTCTCGATAGCAAAAAGATCAACGCAGACGAAAAGGCCCGCATTAAAACGTTGTCTATCGGACTAATCGTACCGGACAAGTTTTACGAATTGGCTCGCGCTAATCAATCGCTTTACGTATTCGAACCATTCTCCGTATACAAAGCGTACGGCAAGCATCTTGACGATATGGATATGGCGATTATGTACGACGTTTTGCTCGGAAATCCAGCGGTTAATAAGCGACGTATTATGTCCGCACGCGAAATGTTAACGAAGATTGCGACGACGCAACTCGAATCGGGCTATCCGTACATTTGTAACGTAGACGTGGCGAATAAGGCGCACGCAAACGGGGCGCTCGGCAATATTAAGATGTCTAATCTTTGTACGGAAATTTTTCAGCTACAGGAAACTTCGACGATTACGGATTATGGCGAACCGGACGTGATCCGTCGCGACATTTCGTGCAACCTCGCCAGCCTTAACATTGTCAACGTAATGGAATCCAGCAAGCTGCGCGAATCCGTACACGTCGGAATGGACGCACTAACGGTCGTATCCGATAGGTCAGCGGTTGCCAATGCGCCAGGCGTACGTAAGGCAAACGAGGAACTACACTCCGTCGGACTTGGCGTAATGAACCTTAACGGATTCCTTGCGAAAAATAAGATCGCATACGAATCGGACGAGGCGCGCGACTTCTGCCGGACGTTCTTCGCGGCAATGAATTATTATTCGTTGGAACGTTCGATGCAAATCGCCCGCGACCGTGGCGTTACGTATAAAGGCTTCGAAAAGTCTGACTATGCGAACGGAATGTATTTCAAGCGCTATACTTCGGAGTTTTTCCGACCACAAACGGATAGGGTTCGCCAGTTGTTCGAAGGTATCGAATTGCCTACGCCTGTCGAGTGGTTCGCGCTAATGAATGACGTCGCTAAATACGGACTATACCACGCGTACCGCCTAGCGATTGCGCCTACGCAGAGCATATCGTATATCCAAAACGCCACGTCGTCCGTAATGCCAGTCGTCGAGCATATCGAAACGCGTACGTACGCTAACTCTACGACGTATTATCCGATGCCGTATCTATCTCCGGACAATTTCTTCTTTTACAAGTCCGCGTATAATATCGATCAATTTAAGCTTATCGATTTAATTGCGGAGATACAGAGCCATATCGACCAGGGAATAAGCACGGTATTACACGTCAATTCCGATGTATCGACCGCGACGCTCGGTAAGCTGTACGTATATGCGCAGCACCGCGGGCTAAAGAGCCTCTATTATACACGTACGAAGCGTTTATCGGTCGAAGAGTGTACGAGCTGTGCCGTATAACGAGGTAGATTCATTTTGTTCAGTAAAGGATGATGTGTGAATGGAAGGGAACAAATTTGTAAATTGTCTCCTATGTGAAGGTGCAGGGGTTCTATACGAGCATGACGGAGAAGAATTTGACTGCCCTGCATGTGAAGGTGAGGGTGGAGATTTTGAGAATTACCACCAGTCGGAAAGTTGATTCAAACTGTGAAGGAAGGAGATTAGCTCATTGAGGAATTTTCGATGTAAAGAATGTGACGAAACGAACACCTTATACGATTGGAACACTAATGAGCGAGTGTTCGGGAATCTTACCTTACATGAAGTGAAGGACGACATTGAGTTTGTAGAATTAAGAAAAATGATCTTATTTACGTGTCCAACTTGTAAAAAACATCAGTGGCTGATGAAATAGATGAAGTCATTTGATGCACAGTACAACGAAACTACCACGCAAAGGAGCGGATGACTTGATAAAGGCCGTTAACTGGAATCGACCGGACGACGATTTCACGCAGACGTTTTGGCAGCAGAATATTATGCAGTTTTGGACGGACGAAGAAATCCCGTTATCCGACGATAAGATGGATTGGGAGCAATTATCCGAAGCCGAACGGACCGCGTATAAACACGTACTAGGCGGATTGACGCTACTCGATACGATCCAAGGTGGCGTCGGAATGCCGAAGATTCTCGAACACGTCGACGGGCTGCAACGGAAAGCGGTACTCGGATTTATGGCGATGATGGAGCAGATTCACGCCAAGTCGTACAGCTCGATATTTACGACGCTCGCCACGACCGAAGAAATCGACGAAATATTCCGCGCTGGGTCGAGACGAATCCGCAGCTCCAACGCAAAGCATCGTTAATCGTCGATTGGTACTCCGGAATTGAAACGGACGAGGACTTGTATCGCGCGATGGCAGCGTCCGTATTCCTCGAAAGTTACCTGTTTTATAGCGGATTCTTCTATCCGTTATATCTCGCAGGACACGGAAAAATGACGGCAAGTGGCGAGATTATCGACTTAATCCTACGCGACGAGAGTATCCACGGATTATACGTCGGAGTGCTGGCGCAGGAACTATTCGCGACGTTTCCCGAAGCAAAACAGGCGGAGTTGCAGGCGGAAATACTCCGTTTCTTGACGGAGCTTTACGAAAATGAGTGCGAATATACCGACAACGTTTACGGACAGATCGGACTCGCGGATGAGGTGAAGGCGTACGTACGATATAACGCAAATAAGGCGCTGATGAACCTCGGACTGCCGCAACATTTTCCGGACGAGCCGATTAATCCGATTGTGCAGAACGGGATTAATACGCATACGAAGCAGCACGATTTCTTTTCGAAGAAGGGTAACGGATATGTACGTCCGCAGACCGTCGAGCATATGTCGGATGACGATTTTAATTTCGATTAAGTGTGCCGAATCGGAATCACGTACGACTATATAAGTATAAGTACGAAAATATGAAGGAGGTCGTAAATTGAACGTTAATTTAATCGCACACACCGTTATGTCTCGCGACTTTATCGAAAAATCCGAAAATCCATTCGCAGAGCGTATTTTAACGGACGATGGTGTAATCAATCAACGAGCAGCCGTCGCATTAACCGCAATTCGTACGTGCTACTCACCGCTAAAACCTTCGGAAATCCTGCACGAAGAAGGCGGCAAATACTTCGGGAATGCCGCGACAGATGGTGGAAAAGGAACGGACGCGGACCGATTATTCCGTCAGATCGTCCGGTCGAAACATACGTCCACGCTCGAACATATTACGTACACGTTTGCGGTTGAGGGCGTATCAAGAGCTTTGCTCTCGCAATTAACGCGTCACCGTCAGTTTTCGTTCAGCGTACAGTCGCAACGTTACGTCAAGTTCGGTAGCGTCGACAAGTCCGGAGGATTCGATTACGTGGCGCCACCACCGAGTTTGGAAGGAAAGAGAACGCCAGTCGATCAATACTCGTCACAAAGACCGATGTCTGCTACGGAACTTTACGAAGATTTTATGGTAGACGCACAGTATTATTACGACGCCTTACGATCAGCCGGTGTTCCTGCGGAAGATGCTCGTTACGTTCTACCGAATGCGACCACATGTAATCTCGTTACGACCGGCAACCTCCGCGCATTCCTCGAATTTTACGGTAAAAGACGGGCGGGCAACGGTGCGCAATGGGAAATCGCGGACTTAGCCGAGCGTTTCCGCGAAGAAATAACGAAAGTTGACGAATGGGTCGCGCCATTCTTCGTAAAGGAGGACGAACAATGACCGCATCAATCCACGATCAACTTTCCGAACTCCGACGCCAGCGCACCGAAATCTCCGACCGCATCGACGAATTAGAAGCCGAAGCCGCCCGTCAAGCTTCCGAAATACAGCCGGGCGATTACGTTAAGATTACGAGTTCCGGCACAGCGGAAGGCGAGTACGCACGTTATGCACGTAATAGCGGCTTCGAGTTCTTTCCGCATCGAGTCGAAGTCATCCCGTCAGGTATCGCAATCAACGTTATGTCCGTCGAGCCTACGTCCGCCCGCGATGTTGCCGAATACTTACGTAAGGTAGCCGATTCATTAACGTAACTGCCGTTATTGTAACTACCGTTAATATTATCGATTGGGGCTTCGCGATATTACGGATCGTGGCGGCAATAAACGGATTCGTTCCGGAACAGTCGGGAATTAACGAAATAGTGACGACAGTTGACGAAGTGCAGGTGGAGTGGCGGCCGTTCGAAGCGACCGATGACGAGCAATGGAGTAGTTTCATTGCGACCGCATACACAGCGGATTGCCACGGTTGTATCGGAATTACGAAAACAGGCGTCGACGTACAGAACACTACTCTATACGAAGGTAAGACGGTCGTGGCGGTCGATCCCGACGTGATTCCGCTTGGCAGTACGGTCGAGGTACGGCTGGCTGACGGAACGATTATCGAAGGAACAGCGCAAGATACGGGTGGGAAAATCCGCGGCAACCGTATCGACGTATTACACGAATCGTACGACGAGGCCATCGAGTTTGGGCGGCAGGACGTAAGCGTTCGAGTCGTAAACGAGTAGCCGTGGAGTTACGGATATTGACGGAAGGGACCGAATTGTAACGGAAAAATAACGATATGGAGGCGATTGTATGAAGAAGTATTTACGTTGTGTCAATGAAGTATATCCTATGGGGTCTATCAACTTAGGAGGGCGCTATGAGGTAGTGCGCGAAACGGAAACGTTTTATTACACGAAAAGTCACGGAAATTTCACGAAAGAACCGGACAGTGACGGACTTAGTTACCGCACATGGTTCGTATTAGAAACGGAGGGCGACGAATCTGTGGAAAATATTACGGAGATTGACGGTGTGAAGTATCGCGAGGTTAAGCGTAAGGCCGCGGTTGGTGAGAAAGTCAAGGTTATAAACGCGAGTGAAGCGTTAGGGTTTAGTGAAGGCGACGTGTTTATCGTAGAGGACGTAGAGTGGAGGTTTCCTGCTGCGGGGTTAAGTGATGGCGCTAACGTTCTTGACGATGCCTACGTAGTCCTCGAACCTGTCGTTGATATTGCCGCGGATGATGTCGACCTAATCATACTCCAACGTGAACTCAACGGACTTAAACGTAAGCAAGCGGAATTAACGAAGCAAGTAGACGGATTGGCGGACGCATTCGCCAAACTCGTAACGAAGCAGCAGGCGGCAAAGATCGTAGTTAGCCCGCAAGCACGACGTAAAACGGAGCAGGAGCGACGTGACGAGATCGTGGCGGAGGCGAAGCTTGACGTGGCGGGGTTGGAGCGAACTTCACGCGTATTGAGCGTACCAACGCTTAGAGGCGGTAAGATGTCGTTCTATCCTCACGGTAATAGTAACGGAAACTCGGCTTGTGACGGAGTTAAGTATGTTGTAAACCGCAATAAACGTACGGTCGTGGTGCTGATACACTGGTTGGACAGAGAGGAAACGGTATGGGCGCGTGGTATCGCAAAAGCCGCGCCAGGCGACTGTTTCAACGTTCATATCGGAAAGGCGATCGCACTCCGTCGAGCGTTAGGACTCGAAGTGCCGACCGAATACGTTAACGCACCGCAGCCGACGGAGCCGCGCGTGGGTGACGTTGTTATAGGCAAGGACGACGCCTTCATTCCGGGATTAATTGGCACGGTGAGCCGGTTAGAGGGTGATGTATACGGAGGACTTCGATATAGCAACCGCGATATTTACGATTACCCAAGATGTCTCCGAATCATCGACGACAGCCGGGAGGTGTCCGAATAATGCCGCTACGTCCGATAGCTATCACCGGAAAGCTTCGTTCGGGCAAGGATTCAGCCGCGGCATATCTCGTTGACCGCTACGGATACACGCGGTTCGCGTTTGGCGACGAATTGAAGCGGCTGGCGCACGAAATATTCGACGTACCGATGGAGCCGAAGCCGCGCGACTTGTATCAGTGGTTCGGACAGACGATGCGGCAGCGCGATCCGGACGTATGGGTGCGGAAGTGTTTCGAGCGAATTTCGTATATGTACCGCGTGGCAGAACGTAATAACGGCACCCTCGCGAAATCACTACCGGTGCTTTCCGACGTACGCCAGCCGAACGAATTTACCCGATGCCGCTCGGAAGGCTACGTCATTATCCGAATCGTCCGACCGGAATTCGACCGGTTAGCTGCGGCAACAGCGACCGACACGTTTAGTCCGGACGACCTTCGGCATGATACGGAAAGCCACGTCGACGGGTTCTCGGTCGATTACGAAATAGTTAACGACGGCACGCTGGACGAATTGTATCGGAAGATTGACTTTGTGATGACGAAGATTAACGGAGGTGTTCAATGAATACAGACGTAATGTTCTCGTCTAAAACGGATTTATGGCCGACACCGCAATCTTTTTTCGACGAATTGAACGCGGAATTTAATTTTACGTTAGATCCGTGCGCAACACAGGACAATGCAAAATGCGCGAAGTATTACACGAAGGATGACGACGGGTTGGCGCATGATTGGTCGCGTGACATAGTTTTTATGAATCTGCCCTACGGAGATCCTGAGATTCCGTGTAGATCAAACTGCGCAAAGAAACGGTGCCATGAGCGCGGATATCATATCAACGAATACATTCCCGGTATTGCTGACTTCATACGTAAGGCACATGAAGAATCGCAAAAAGGCGCGACCGTAGTTTGCCTTGTTCCGGCAAGAACGGACACACGGTGGTTCCACGACTATGTGTACGGAAAGGCGGACGAGATCCGCTTCATAAAAGGACGCTTAAAATTCGGAGAGGCCACGAACTCGGCACCGTTTCCGTCAATGGTCGTTGTGTATCGCGGAGTTAATACGAAATAGGCAATCGTATTAATTCGAATCACTAGCGGCAATAAACACAAGCCATCCGTCCTGTTCCGCAACATACTCGTAACGTCGCGGCTCCGTAACTAGCCGCGTCTTGGCGAAGAATCTCCGCGCAGATATGTAACCACGCTTGTCCACGACAGCAGCCGTAGGGTCCCCGTCCGATGCCGCACGTTTAACGGCAATGGCGCGGGCGGCCGGATCGTAACCGAGCGCGATGCGGCTTCCGTGCCGGAGTTGGAACAATGCGATAATGTCCGCGGACAGGCGGATGCGGCCGTGCGAGTCCGTAGAGAGAAATGCGGAAACGAGCGGTACAGTTTCGATATTAAAACGGGCTTGTTCGGTCAATTGCGAGTCACTCCGATCTTATTACGATTTTATAACGATATTATAACGTAATTTTCATATAACGGAAAGGTGGCGTTAATTATCGAGAAGTTTACGTATATTGAGTTGTTTGCGGGCATTGGCGGCTTCCGGCAGGCGCTCGACGAATTAGGCGGTCGCTGCGTATTTGCGTCCGAAATCGATAAGTTCGCGGCACAGTCGTACAAAGCGATATATGGCGATGCTGGCGAGTTGCATGGAGACATTACGAAGATTGCTGCGGACGATATACCGGATCATGACGTATTAGTGGGCGGGTTCCCTTGCCAGGCGTTCAGTGTCGCGGGTCAACGTAGAGGATTCGAAGATACGCGGGGTACGTTGTTCTTCGAAATTGCACGGATTGCCTCCACCAAGCGTCCGAAGCTTTTGCTTTTAGAAAACGTTAAAGGCTTGTTATCGCACGATGGCGGAAACACGTTCGAAGTAATGTGTCGTACGCTTAACGAAATCGGTTACGCTATCGATTTCCGCGTTCTTAATTCGAAGTATTTCGGAGTACCGCAGAATCGCGAACGTATCTTTATCGTTGCCGACCGTGACGCAGTTCATGAGCCTTGGAATATCGGTAAAGTTATCGACGTTGTGACGAAATCCAAACGACGCGTAGCGGAGTTCGTTCGTTCGTTTGACTTCGATTGGCCTGCGGAAAATGCGGTGACGAAACGGTTACGTGACGTGTTGGAACCGGTCGTTGACGAGAGATATTATTTGAGCGAGGAAAAGACTGCGAAGTTGGTTTCGCAGCTTGGGGATCATCCAGTTGAGCAAGGAAGTACGGGGTTATCCTTTTTAGGACTGACTGACGAAAAGGGGATGGACAACAACCGTAGGGTATATAGTGTCGAAGGACTTTCGCCTACACTTTTAACCTGTAGCGGAGGAGGAAAAGAACCTAAGATTGCAGAGCCACAAGAGTTTTCGGACGGCAGTGGTATTTCTTACTGCATTGACGCCAATTATTCAAAAGGTACTTCGCCTGGTGATATCGGTAAGGGGCGTAGGACGCACGTTATTCAATCGGAAGAAGTCCGACCAGTATTAACGCCCGACCGCGTAGAGAAGCGTCAAATGGGTCGTAGATTTAAGGAAGATGGCGAAGAAGCGTTTACGTTAAATACGCAGGATAAGCATGGCGTGGCTATCGGCAAATATCCACGCTACCGTATCCGTAAGCTAACACCGCGCGAATGCTGGCGATTACAGGGATTTCCGGACGCTGCGTTCGATAAAGCGAAAGTTACCGGTGTGTCCGATAGTCAACTGTATAAACAGGCAGGCAACGCGGTGAGCGTGCCCGTAATCAGCGCATTAGGCAAGCAGCTCATCACGTTGTTAGATGAGCCTCTACGGATGATTACGAGAATCGACGAAAAATTAACGGAGGTGTCCGAATGAGAAACGATAACAGTGCGCTAACCTATTCGCAAACTTACCGATTGTCGACGCCCGCTGGCGTTAAAGCGTTACTCCGCGACAGGCACCGGATTGCTGCGAGGCGATATAAGGGTGACACCGTGGCGTCCGACATTATCATCGATTTACACTCCGCGATTGAGTCCGCGGGCTTAACGGACAGGCAGGCGGAGGCGGTTGCGTGGGTATATGGCGCGGATATTACGCAGGGTGCGGCCGCTAAGATAATGGGAATAACGAGGGAAGCCGTAAAGGACTTGACGTTCCAGGCCACGGTTAAAATATCGAGCGTTTATCGTAAATGGGAATACGACGAGGTAACAGTCGAAATTGACGGAGAGGTGGCGGTGTGATGACGAAAGAGGCGCTATACCGCATTGTTGACGAAATATTAACGAAGATTAAACGAGAATATCCGTCTACACACGTCTCGTACGAAGGCCGTGCATACAACGTTAAGAACCGCGCCAGCCGAATCGAATTAATACGAAAGGTTACGGATGACTATACGGCAGCGAACGGTAAGCGTCCGGATAATGACGTGCTGGAACGGTTGACGGACGCGGTGCTTAACGAGGAATTGTCCGATCCGCATCCGGACAAAGTTACGCGCGAGGAATATCCGTTCTTTTCCGAACATCAGCTCGAAGTCCGTGCCGCGCGCGAGCCGGTCGTCGAATCTTTCAGAACGTCGGGTACTGACGGACGTGATTATCGATTGCCTACGCGACGCGCACGTACGGATTACGAATTATGGTTCGTAGATAAGAACGCCAAGAGCCGAAATTCCGCGCGTCGACGTCAGTATGCGAGGGATAAGGCGCCCGGAAAAGTATCGAGCGTAATGTCGGAACCGTTCGTGCAGGCCCGTTTGCAGGGCAAGAAATGGCGTAATTTTTCGTAATATACTACCAAAGTATACCTAATAGTTACCTTATATTTGTGAAGACGTTTTTCTCTACGGAGGATGGCGTCTTTTTTTTTATTTTAACGAAAAGGAGACGGTTACTATTAACGAAACAAGTCGTAAAGTATCGAAGTTACTATCGAGTGAGCCGGTCGGAGAATTAACGCCAATGTCACGAAGACTAGCTAAAGACACGGCCGGTCGTGTGTACGAATACCAATCGTTAGAGCAGGCGGAGGCGAGGCGTCGATTTCGTTTCTACAACAAGGATAAACGGACGTTTTCGTTCAGTCATATGCAGAATATACGTGAGATCACACGTAACTTATCGAATAAATATTGCGGCTACATTCTGCTTTTACAGCCGTACATTGCTTTTAAGTCGGGCGTACTCATTAAGCCAGGCCGCACGATGCAGCCGTTAACACTCCGAGAGATAGCGGATATTTGGGAAGTATCCGACCGTACCGCAAAAACGGTTATATCCGAGTTGGAACGTAGGTCTATTATATTTACGGACGGTAGCGGTGATTATTCGTTAAACGAGCGTTACCATTTCCGCAAAAAGGGATCGTCCGAAGTTGACGCTTTAATTAAGACGTATTCGACCGCGCTGCATTCGTTCAAGTTAACGGCAGCCGATATGGGCTTCGTATATAAACTGCTACCACACGTTCACTACGAAACGAATCTTATCTGCGCTGACCCATTCGTAGCATCCGAAAACGTCGTATTTCTAACGGATAAAGAGATAGGCGGAATCGTCGGCTTATCAGAAACGAAAACGAAAGAAGCGCTCGGTCGACTCCGTAAAGCTCGTATTATTGCGGAATGGGCGGACGTTGACGACAAGAGACGTAAGTTTACCGTGCTGAATCCGTATGTATTTTACCGCAGAAACGATAAGCCTGACGGATTGCTACGGGCTATATTTCGGGACTAAACGTAAGAATTTCGGACACATTGACGTTAAAATATACACACAGCTTCGATAATAGCTCGCGAGGGTAACGTTCCATTTCGTCGTTATACAATTGCCGTACGGATTCAAAGCGGTAATCTATTTCGCGGGCAACTTCACGGATCGTAACTCCGCGCGCTTCGCATAGTTGGCGTAGGTTAGAGCGGATCATGGTGGGCACCTCCAGTTTTTATACGAGTATATACCGACACGGAAAAAGTGTCAAATATTTATGCAGAAACTGTTGACACGAATAACGAGTCATGGTATATTTAATACATAAGAATGACACGGTAAACGAGTCGATAAACGGGAGGATACAAAAATGGAAATGAGCGCTAAAATTATAGGGATGTTAAACGAGGACACGAAAGCAAGAGCTTTACTTGAAACTTTTAACGCAAAGGCTCGCGAAAAGGGTTTGTCTAATGATGAATATGCTAAGGCGCGTGAAGTGGTGTTATTAATGGCAATGTATCAAAATAAAGAAGTTATGGCAGAGATGGCAAACGAAATTTGGGAAGCGGTAAATAACTAATAAAGAAAGGGCCTTCGGGCCTTTTTCTTTTATTAACGTTATAGGCGGAACCTATCAAGGCATATCGTAAAATAGGTACCCTTTTTTGCACGAAATAGGCTAGATAGGTACCCTTTTTTGCACGGAGCCTAATCGCTGATATCGCTTGCTGGGCGCGGGGTTTCAGCGTTTCTATCGGAAAAATCACGAAATTATATCTTATCTTATAAAGAGATTACGAAAAGTGTACGGTCACGTTCGTTCTATCCGAAAGGCTGCGAATATTAACGTTATACTACCAAAACACTGTCACAGTTACGGTATATGTTGAGAAGCCAATCGGAGTATTCTGGTACATTACGAAGGGGCTTGCGGAATACTTCTCCGTTTGGTTACGAAAGGTAATCGGTTGTATCCGAATGGAATCCGGTAGAGTACGAATCTAGCGCTATTAATCCGGATCAACTCCGCCAGTAAAAGATATCAGATAATCTATACTTCGTATATCTTATCTGAACGTTACTAAAAGAATAATTAATATAGTCCGGTCTAGCCGAAAGGCTGGGCCGGTATTTGTTTGGAATCGAAGATTCCTCGTACATTCCCGAACAGTCATTATGACTGAACGTGAATCAACGTTATAGTAACGAATGCCTAACGTTACTATCCGTAACCCTACGGTTATTATCGTAACCGAACCGTATGCAATCGGAACCTTACGATCATATTCGTAGCTATTATATGTAGCGATATTATTCGTACCATTCCGTAAGGTTCCGACGATAATACGACCGTATAAGCTCCGTAAGGTATCGGAGGTATATTCCGTAAGGGTAAACGCGTAGGAACCGTATAACGACCGATAACACCGAGTACAACCGTATATGTAGAGCAACGGTATGCTAACGTATGTTACCGATATGATAACGACTATTATCGTATAACACTTGCTGGCGGCACGGACCGGACGCCCTCCGAAAACTCACGGGGTCATCCGTAGAGTAACGTACGATTCCGCCTATTTCGTTTGCACTATTACGCATATTTACGGAAAGTGAGCGGATCGTGGCGGTAGGGTAACGGTGGAGATAACGTTGAGAATGGCGTAGTGGCGCGGGTTACGGGGGATTTCGGAGGGTATCGGAGATATGACCAAAACAAGACTTTTATTCATATGTAGGTCGCGTTAATGCGGTAAAGTGTCGATCCCCCAACGGGTATGGCTGATTAGGGTTCGGTAACCGTTCGGAAGTTGCGTACAAAAATTTAATCTCGGGGAGGTCGTTTATCATACGTACATGTACGAAGTGTAATCGTCAAGAACCGGAAGTTAAATTTGCAGGACACCATAAAAAGTGTAACGGATGTAGGAACGCTGACTCCGTAGAATATCGTCGCGAATATCAACGTAAACGACGAGCGGAGAGTCCTGAAACTTCACGTGAATACAGTCGGAGGAAAACGCAAGAGTATCGCGCCAGGCATCCGCACCGGATATTCCTATCTACGTCGAATTATCTCGCTAAACGAGCGGACGTATTTTCGAATTTAACCGAAGAACAGGCGGTAGACTTATACGAACTACCGGAAGTCTGCTCGTATTGCGGCCGTACAGATACGGAGGCAGCCGAAAAGAAGGCGTTCTGTATCGATCATATTATACCGATGGTTCAAGGCGGGCCAAATAGCCGCTGGAACCTTACGAAATCCTGTAACGGATGTAATTCGTCTAAACAATCGTCATCACTTCGCGACTTCTACGAGAGAACTCCGGAATTTACGCCCGACCGCTTTAATGAAGTCGTTCGTACTATGGCGGAGCTGTCCGGATATTCAATCGAACATATCAACGAATTACTAACGCAATCATATGCATTTGAACAGGCGCACCGACGCGAACGGGAGCGCCTTTTATCGTTGCTAGGCGGACATACGGTTGTAGCCGTATAATTTACGGCATTTTAGCCGTCCGAATAGCGGAAAGGTATAAACACACTATAACGAAGGAGGAACGCTAATATGACGCCAAAACAACGGGCAAAACTAGAGGCGCAATTAGACGGCAGGCAACGCCAAGCTGCGCTACTTTGCGTAGAACGCGAATTTACACCGGATGCCGACCGTAAATCATTCGAACAGATCGCGGAGGAAGTAGGCGTATCGGCACGCTCGCTATGGGAATGGCGGCACCGTAACCGCGCATTCATCAATTATGTTAACGGAGAGTCAGCGAACGTACTAGCCGCTAGCCGTCCGAAAGTATACCGACAGCTTATGAAGCTGATCGATGGTCCGCAGCCGTCCGTTAAAGCGATCGACCTATACTTTAAGCACGAAGGGTTAATTACGGCTAAAGCAGAAATCGACGTCAACGCAGCCGGAGCCGGTCCGAAATCGAACGAAGATATTGCGGCTGAACTTGCGGAACTGGACGAGCTACTTGGGGGCGACGCCTAATGTTCGTCGATGGACGTTGGCTTGACCGGACGGAGCGCAGCGAGAGATTAACGCTTATCCGTGACCGTGCCGGCAAGCTTCGTAAATTAATCGAATCCGGACGGGCGACCGAGTATCACATCGAACAGTACCGCGAATCTGTAGCGGAGTTAAAACGGATTATTCGAATACACCGCGCGGAAGAGGACGTCGCATACTTTACTTACGAGTATCTTTCCGATGGCGGTAACGCTGATAACGAGGATAATATTATTCGTAACGGTGAGGACGGTACGCTGCACGATCCGCTCGACCAAATCGCGCCAATCCATCGGGAATTTTTCGACTTATGCGATTACGTCGACCATGCGGAACGGAACGCCCGACTTGCGATAGCAGCAGCCCGCGGACATTCGAAATCCGGCATGTTCTCGAACAGTTTTCCGTTACATCAAATCGTATATCGTAAGCGCAAATATATACTCGTTATATCCGAAACCGATACGTTGAGTAAGAAGCTTATCGGATGGGTAAATAAGCAGCTCAAATTTAACGCCAAGCTCCGCGAGGACTTCGGTGTTATTTTGCATGAGCGGAATAATCTCAACGAAAAGGATAACGAAGAAGCTTTTATTACCGCGTCCGGCACGTTAGTCGAGGCGTCTTCGTCCGGTAAGCAGCTCCGCGGTAAACGGCATGGTTCGTATCGTCCCGACCTCGTTATCGTCGATGATCCATCATCGCAGAATAACGAAGGAACGAAGGAAGCGCGGGAAAAGCTCGTACACTGGTTTAACTCTGTCGTCGTACCGATTGGAACCAAGTCGACCGCTATTATACTCGTCGGAACGATGGTATCCGCGACCGGCTTGCTTAATCACGTACTTAAACGTAAGGACTTCAAGTCCTCGTTTCATGGCGCGGTCATTTCGGAACCGGACAATCCGGAATTATGGGAGCAGTACCTCGAAGTTTACGGACGGTCCGAATCGATGGCGGAAGTGGACGAGTTTTACGAAGCCAACCGGGCAGAACTCGAAGCAGGAGTCGAACTTGCGTGGCCGTGGCGTTGGACATATCGAGCGTTAATGCACGAAAAGTTTAACATGGGCACGCGCGCATATAACTCGGAGTTCCGTAACATGGCGTTTTCCGAGGACGAACAATTCTTCTTTCCGGAGAATTTCGCCTATTATCGTTACGAGTACGGAACTGGACATGAGGCCGACCGAAGATATATCCGTTATAACGAACTACGGATACCGGTCGAAGAATTAACAATTAGTGGTGCGTGGGACATAGCGCTCGGTAAGAATGCGCGGTCGTGCTATAACGCGGTGGTGACGGTTGGACGCTACGAAAAGACCGGTCACCTATTCGTATTAGACGTGTACGCATCGAAAGAGCCAGCGCACGTTTATATCGACCTTATCGTAAATAAAATCCGAGAATGGCGGCATCACATATTCAGTGTCGAGACGATAAACGCGCAGCACGAATTTTACCGCCAGTTACAAGAGGCGCTTCGAAAACAAGGCGTTACACGAACGAGAATTAACGATGTGAAGTCGTATAAATCGTCGAAAGAGGAGCGTATCGAATCGTTAGAACCGATGTGTCATAACAAGACGCTCGTATTTAACGAAGGACATGCGATATTACTCGATCAGATGCAGCAATATCCTTACGGTGACTTCGTGGACGCTATCGACGCGCTGCAATTATCGGTCGAACACGTTGCTCGAGCGAAGAAAGTAGTACGAAATAAACCGGAAATTTTCTATAAATAACGAAAGGAGGACGTTAATTTGTCGAAGTTATTCCAGCCTGGAGCCAGTTATCCGCCACCATCCGAAATTGAACGGCTCGCGAAGTACAAACGTGCCCGAGCGATATTCGACGGCCGCTTATACGAAGTATACGAGCGCGCATCGGACTTGCTGAAGGATACGCCAGCAGCTCCGCAGCTCGCGAAACTGTACATCGCGGTCAACCTAATGGAAGTTATAACGACCAAGCCGGCCGACTTAATGGTTGGCGATCCGCCCACGTTTGAATCCGGAGAACGCGACGACACAGCGGAACAGGCGGCACTTAACCGTATCGTCGAAGAGAACGACATCGTACAACTCGTACACGAAACGGTAATAGGCGCGGGCATCCGTGGCGACGCGTGGTATAAGACGTACTATGCGCAGCGGCAAGACTACTCCGCGTTAAAGGCGGAAGGATTACCGATTCCAACGGACGCTAAACCGGAGCCAATTATCGAAGCGGTCGACGCTAACTACGTATTCCCGGAATTGGCGCGTGGCAGCCGAAAGAAATTTAAGGCGATAAATATCGCATATATCGAATGGGTCGACGAAGGTAAGGACGAAGTACCGTATCTGAACGTTGAGCGCCATTTGCCAGGATATATCGTATATGAACGGTACAAGGCGTATTCAACTGGCGTAGATAATTCGTTTGGCGTTCCGATTCCAACGTTTATGATCGGTGACACAGTGCCGACGGGTCGCGACGAAAATACCGTAGTAACAGGCGCAGACCGTCCGCTCATTTTCCACGTACCGTACAAGTCGGTCGACGATGACTGGCGCGGTATTGGCGGCATTGAGAAGCTTGAATCCGTACTCGCTGCGATAAACGACCGCATCGTACAAATCGATTACATTCTATGGAAGCACGCAGATCCAATCGCGTACGGTCCGGCAGATATTGACGGGGGCGACGATGACGGAGACGGTGCTGTTCGTTGGGGAGGCAAGTATATTCCGGTCAATAAAGAAGACGTAACGCCCGGATATATGACGTGGAGTGGCGAACTAGACGCGGCTTTCCGCGAACTGGACATGCTGTTATCAATAGTATTCGTCGAATCCGAAACTCCACAGTGGTTATTCGGAACGGTCATCGCTGGCGGAGATAAAGGCGGAACAGGAACGTCGCACACGGACGGTGTAGCGATTAAGGCGCGGTTCATGCCGATTCTTTCGAAAGTCCGACGGATACGGGCGCACGTTGACAAAGCACTCCGCGACGCGTTATGGACTGCGATGGTACTCGAAAATTACGCGAACGAAGGTATCGAAGGCTTTACGCCTTACGATCCGGTATATCCGAAAATTAACTGGCGCGACGGTATTCCGAAGAACGAGAAGGAAGAAGCGGAGATTTATTCGATTAGGACGGGCGCGAAGCCGACAATTGACGTTAAGTCCGCTATTAAACGTATGGATTCGTACGACGATATGCAGGCGGACGAAATTACGCAGCGGATCAAAGCGGACGAAAAGGCGGCAGGCTACGTTGACTCTACGATATATAACGAGGTAGTCGTATGACGGAGCGAGATATCGAAACGCTAGTCAAAGCGTATAAAGACGCAGTTAAACGTATACGAGCGGAATTATTATCGCTTGACTTAACGGATATGTCGCGGGCTATTACCGAAGCCGCTCTCCGCGAAGTTGCCGGCATATTACGCGAGCTTAACGAAGAATCCGCGTTATGGGTTGCGGAGCATGTGCCGGAAGTCGGACGGCAGGCTGTAGCGGAAACTATCGTAATGCTCGGAGCCGCGGAAAGCTTACGGGAAGCACGCGAAATTATGACGTTTAGCCGAATGAACCAAACGCTTGTTAACGCAGTTATCGAGGATACGCAGGCGGATTTATTCGCGGTTACACAAAACATAACTAAGCGAGTTAGAACGGTCGTCCGAACAGTGGCTGGTGAGTCGATGCGAGCGAATGTGGTGGCCGGTATTAACGGACGGAAGACAATTAGCCGAGAGATACTCACAAAAATGCGGACAGAACTCGGTAAGGCGGTGGATACTGGTATCATCGACGTAGCTGGGAACCGATGGGAGCCGCAAGTTTACGTCGATATGTTAGTCCGTACGAAAATAGCGGCAACCGCTCGCGAGGTACGAATAAACGAAGCGGTCAGCCGTGGCGTTATGTACGGACGCATATCGAAACATGGCGCGACGGATGCGTGCCGAGATTACGAAGGAATGATCGTAAAGCTAGTACCGGAGGCTCCCGGTGATTATCCGTATATTGGCGACTTGCCGAGAAACAAAATTTTCCATCCAAATTGTCGTCATCAGATTTTACCGGTGAGAAATCCGGAGAAATAGGCGAAAGCCCGACCGAACGTACACGTCGTTAAACTGATACGGATATTATAGTCGACGGACTGTAAACGGTGAGGTAACGAATGAAACACGATAAACTAACGAAGTATAGATTTCCGTTAAACTTACAGACGTTCAGCGAGCCGGAAACGAATGATCCAATTGATCCGGAGCCAACACCGGAGCCTAAAACGGTAACTATGACGCAGGACGAACTTAACGCGTTAATTGCGAAGGAAAAGGCGAAAGCCAAGAAGCCTTACGCTAATTACGATGAAATCTCCGCTAAACTAGCTGAATTGGAAAAAGCAGAAGAACAACGTAAACTTGCGGAAATGTCCGAGCAGGAACGCATTCAAGCGGAACTATCAACGTATAAAAAAGCCGCAGAAGAAGCGGAAGCAGCGCGAAGCCAAGCGTTAGAACTTGCGAATCAACGCTCGATTAAGGCGGAATTTAAGCTTGCGGCAGCAGGCGCTAATATCCGTGCAGACGCGTTAGAGGATGCGTACATTCTCGTTGATAAGTCGGGTATTACCGTAGACGAAGGCGGCAACGTTGTAGGCGTGAGCGAGGCGTTAGAGGCGCTAGTTACGGCTAAACCGTACCTAATCGAAGTCAAACAGCCGCAGAATCCGAAGATTATCGGAGAGCCGAACAATCCGAAAGAGGAAGAACGCAAGACGCTGCAAGCGCAATTAGACGACGCGAAGAAACGTAAGGACTTCGGTAAAGTCGTAGAACTTTCGAACAAATTAATTAACTTGAAATAAAGGGTCGAGCGTAAACCAGCGCTTGGCTTTTTTATTTATAAAAACAATTTAGGGGGAAATTATTAATGACAGCACTAACATATGATTTTAAGGATCAAGTACGACAGTTAGAGGCGGGTATTTCGCTTATTCTCGAAGATGCACCTACATTGCTAGGCTTAATTGGACTAGACGGAGAGCCACTTTATCAGACGAAGTTCGAATGGATGTCTGATAATCTTAACTCTAACCGTGCAACCGTAGCGGCAGAAGCACTTGCGGCAGCAACGAGCATTACGGTAGCGACTGGCGACGGTGAGAAGTTCCGCGTTAATGCAATCGCAGTAGCAGGTGAGGAGTACATGCAAGTTACTGCGGTAAGTGGTGACGTGGTTACTTTTGTTCGTGGATTTGACGGTACGACTGCGGCAACAATCGAGGCAGGCGACGAAATCCGTATCGTATCACGTCCGCAACTACAGGGCGCGGGTCCAGGCGTTGACGAGAGCCACGACCGTTACACAGACTACAACTTCACGCAAATTATCGAGCGCTATGCGGCAGTTTCCGGTACACAACAAGCGGTTAAAACGCACAACGTAACAAACGAGCTGGATTACCAAGTGCAACTACGTTTGAAGGAGATTCACCGCGAGCTTAACGATTGGCTGATTTACGGTCGTCGTATTCAAGGTCAACGTAATGTACCGTCAACATCCGGAGGTCTATTGAACTTTGCGGGAATCAAAGGTGCTTATAAGCAAAACGCTAGTGGCAGCGAAGTTAGCGCGAAATCCCTTAACGACTTGGCGGAGCAAGTGTACCAACGCGGAGGCGAAGTAAACACAATCATCACAAATACAGCGGGCGCACGTCAAATCTCGAAGTTTGCCGGAGACTCTATCGTAACTGAACGTACTGATACAACGTCCGGACACCGTATTCAGACGTTCGTATCCGACATCGTTAGCGGTAGCGTAGCGACCGTTGTTGTTGATCCGAACTTCCCGAAAGACAAGATTGCTCTATTCGACCGCAGCATCCTTAAACTGTCTCCGTTGCAAGGACGCGCGCTGTGGGACGAGGACGCTACTACTAAGGGCGCTGACTTCGTGGCTCGTCAGATTCGCGGTGAGTATGGAATTACAGTTAAGAACGCGAAAGAGAAAATCGCGATCCTCGAAAATATCTCTAAATCCGTATCGTAATAACAGGGGCCTAGCGGTCCCTTCTCAATAAATTAACGAAAGGATGACGAAATTGGCGAAGTATAAAGCAGCACCGTTTTATGTCGTAAATACTGGCGAATCAGACGTAAAATTCGATTGGCTAGGTGAGTACGTAACAAATAAAGCGGACGAAATAGCGGTACTCAACGGACTTGTTCCGAAATGGATTTCGAAAGTAGACGAGCCGAAAGTCGACGATGATAATGCGGGTATAGAATCGGAAGAATCTCCGGAAATAATCGAAGAAACTAATACGACGGAGGCTGCCGTTACGGATGCGGTAGAAGTACCGGACGAAACTCCGAAACCTACTGCTAAAGGGCGCAAATCCTCCGGTAAATAATCGGATGGAGGTGCGTCGATATGACGCTAAGTATAGAAAACGCGGATACTTATATTAACGAAAATTGTATCGATGTTGAGGATTGGACGGAGTCAGACGAGGCGAAAAAACAACGGATAGTTAACGTCGCCAACCGCAAGCTTACGACCAAGTACGCTCAATACACGATACCGGACGCGGCAGTATACGAATACGCGAACGAATTAGCAATCGCATTTAACGATACGAACCGGTTAAATATGCAAGGCGTGTCCTTCGCGTCATTACCGGGCGTGGCGAGCTTTTCTTTCCGCGATGGTGGCGGATTAGACGCTATCCTTAATAAACGGATAACTGACGCGGTGCTTGCGCTTATTTCCGAAGCCAACGACGGTGTAATGCTATCGAGACGCGTGTTGAAATGGACGGTGTTGTAAATGGCGATGATACCGTTAAGGCAAACAATCAACGTTTATCCGCCCGATAATGACGATCCGTGGGACCCAACTCCTGCGGAGCCATTTACGATAAAATGCCGCTTTCAAGAGAATATCGAAAAAGTCCGCAATCAGCACGGAGCCGAGGTCGTTTCGTCCGCGCAAATATTCCTCGATAAATTCGCGCCAGTTACCGTTAACCATTCGTTTGAGTACGTAGACGAGAGCGGAACAAAAATAACGTATAAGCCGCATAATGTCGCGCGCAAACGGTGGCTAAACGGTAAGGCGATTTTAACGGTAGTATACGTATGAGGAGGCGTTGGCGATAGCTGGAAAAGGCGGAATCGACTTTGATATTAGCGGAGTAATGGCGGGACTAGAGCGGAAGTTCTTACAAATAGAAGCGGCCGCAAAGCACGAAATGGGCGAGTGTATGGGCGACTTACTGGCGGAAAGCTCCGAGATAGCACCGTTAGATAAAGGTGTGTTGCGCGGATCGGCATGGCAAGACGTATCTTCGGATAACGGAACAATAACCGGTAGCGTGTCGTATTGGGCCGAAGAAAAAGACGGGGCACGATTCAACTATGCGCTAAAAGTACACGAAATGGGCGAGTATAAGAATCCGACGACGCCCGGCACGCGACCGAAGTTTCTATCGGAACCGATGAAGAAGAACGCGGATACGTATAAGCAGCGGATAGCGGACGCCATAAGCAAGGCGGTGAAGAACGGATGATCTCGATAAATGACGTAAAGACTGCGGTTAACAATGCCGCGCCTTTTACGTATTATCCGAATGAATTTCCGGGGACAGCACCGGACGATTGCGGTTACGTGCGATTATATGGCGGCTTCCGCCCGTCGCAATGGACCGGTAAGATGCAGCCGACGTTACAAGTCGTTGTCCGTGCGAAGTCCGGAATCACAGCGGAACAAAAGGCGTGGGCGGTATATGGAGCGCTTAATGGACGGACAAACTACGCAATCGGGACGCAGAAGATATCGTCCAGTTTCGCGGATCAGTCGGCTCCGTTATATCTCGGAGTAGATGCGAATAACCGTCCGATGTATAGCGTTAATTTTACGTTGACGTATATCGACGGACAGACAATTTAATAAACAACGTGGGAAACCGTAGAGCCGTGGGCTTTGCGGTCTTTTTGCGTTGACTAAACATTAGGGGGAAACGAAATGGCAGTAAATGCGGAAACAATTAAACTCGGCCCGTGCAAGGTAACGTTTGACGTAGGAGGTACGAAGCCTATCGTATTTGAACAGACGCAGGGCGGTGTCGTACTGACTTACGAAGAAACTACGCGTGATATTAACGTTGACCAACTCGGCACATCGCCAGCAGACGTAATCATTACCGGTCGTACCGCAACAATCGCGGTTCCAATCGTCGAATTTGATCTTGAGAAACTTTCGGCAATTATTCCAGGCGCAAAGCTCGTTGTCGATGGTGATAAGAAACGCGTAGATGTAAGCGCAGCGAAAGTTGAACGCTTATTTAAGTATGCGAAGAAAGTTCAGCTCGAACCGCTCGATTCCGGAGCGACCGCAGAAGACACTGTAACGCTATACAAAGCGGCAGCACAAACGAATCTTAACTATACGTACAGCTACGATAACGAACTCATTACTAACGTAACATTCCGTGCATTTGAGGACGCAGAAAACGGACTTATTTCGTTTGGCGATCCTACCGCAACAGCAACGCCATAGTAACGATAAATTAACGAAAGAGCAGCGGTTTATTCCGTTGCTCTTTTTATATGGAGGCGAAAGCAATCGTGATTTCACGTTTATTTAATAAAAATAACGGAGTCGGTTCGGATAATACGGTATTTCTCGGTGACAAAATCGTCGAGATTCCGAAGCTGACACCGGCAAAATACAAGCTATTATTCGGACGCATCGAAACGTTGCCGCAAGTTATCGCACGAATCGTAATGGCGCGAGGCGAGGCGGACTTCATATCGACTGCGTTAATTGGCGTTGACATCGCGCTCGACGAAGTGGTCGAGGTTATCGCGGCACTAACCGGACTTGAAGCGGAATATGTCGCGGAGAATGCCGGCATTGACGAAATCACGACGTTTATCGCACGCACAATCGAGCGTAACGACTTGGCGCAAACGCTAAAAAACTTGCAAGCCGTCCTAGCCGCGGTCAAGGCTCCGGTAATGGGCGGCAACAGCAACGGCAATTAACGTTTGACGAGTGGCTCGCGCAATCAGCCGTACGACTTGGCGTCAGTCAACGGACGTTAGAGACGGAATATTATCTCGTCGACATACCGTTGATGTTACGGTTCCGCTCGCACGAATTGGCGGAACAGCAGCTTATATCGTTGCAAAGCTATACGGTCGCACAGACGACGGACAAGGACGCATATCAACGTTATGTCGACGTGTTAAAGGCGGGGCTATACGGAGCGGACACGGCAGCACCGGAACAGGAACGGTTAGACCGGAGCGCACTCAATGAATTACGAAATAGGATCGGAAGGAGGTAACGTATGAGCGGAATAGGTGGTGGAGGCGGAGCTGCAACGGACGTAGGCTCGATACGGGCGGGGTTTATCGTTGATATAGCGGACGGTAAACGTAAGATGACCGAGATTAAAACGGAATTGGAATCCGCGGCATCTACAGCGAAAAAGTCGTCCGCTAGTATGCGGGAAGTGGGCGACGCAATCAAAGAGACGGCCGCGAAAAAGCAACAACTCGAACAACTCGGCAAATCGCTCGATAACGTTAACGGGCGCATCGAACAGCAGAAGAAAGTGCTAAAGTCGCTGAAAGAATCGTACGACGCAACGTTTGACGACGGAAAAAAGACGCAGCTAGAGGGGAAAATTCTCAACGTTGAAGCTTCGCTAAACAAGCTTACGGCAACGTCCGATAAGACCGCGCGGCAAATGTGGGAACTCGAAGATAGTATGCGTGAAGTATCCGTCGAATCCGATAAAACGGAACGCACCGTTGCAGGCTTAACGTCGGCACTAACGGCACTTGGCGCAGGGGCGGCAGCGGTCGGAATGGCGAAAACGGTTATGACGTTAACGGACGAGGCGAATCAGCTCGCTAATGCGTTAACTGGCGTTAAGCAAGTGGCGGGCGCACTCGGACATGACGTCGGACAAGTTACGCAAGTTACGGAGCAACTCGCGAGCCGTGGCGTACTATCGTTAACCGAAGCCGCTACAGCCGTAAAAACAGCGCTGGCGACCGGATATGATATCGAGCAAACGATAACTCTCATTAATACATTGACGGACGCAGCCGCATTTAACCGCGAAGCTCACCTCGATTGGGGCGAGGCGGTCGTAACGGCAATTCAAGGTATCAAAGCCGGAAACTCGACGCTAACAGACGCGGCCGGCATTACGACGAACCTATCGGTCATGTACGACAAATACGCGAAATCAATCGGAACGTCAGCGGCAACCTTGACGGATGCCGGAAAAGCGCAGGCGGCATATAACGGGATGATTGCGGAAGCAGCGATCTTTGCCGGAAATGCGGACGCGGTACTCGCTGGATATACCGGAACGAATAACTCGTTTAAGAAATCCGTCGAAATGGCGCGCGTCGAATTGGGCGAGTCGTTTTTGCCGATCGTACAGGAAATCACCGAAAAGTTAACTCCGATGATTCAACGCTTTACCGATTGGGTTTCGGAGAATAAAGAAGTCGTAGCCGGAATGACAGCGGCAGGCATCGCAGTCACCGGACTAATAGCGACAGTCACAACGTTAATTACTGTAGTGGGCGCGCTGACAATGGCGTTTAGAGCGCTGAACGTATCGATGGGACCGGTCGGATGGGCGATAGCTGGCGTTAGCGCGTTAGCGGTCGGAGTCGCATCGTACCAAGTTGCGGCAGACATGGCGGCTGAATCGACGTGGCAGTTTGCGGAAAGTCAAGAGGAACTCAATCGTAAGCTTAACGAATCCCCATTAACACGGTCATCTAGCGACTTGGAGAAATTAATATCGGATTACGATACTATTAATGCGCTGATCGAACGTCGGACTTCGTTGATAGACGAATATAACAGATTGGCGTCGGACCGAAAATCTTTAAGTGACGCAAACGACCTTAAGGACGCGTGGGAATGGTGGACATCAAGCGATGACATCACTAAAAAAATGACAGAGTTGGATCAGGAAATTATCGAAATAAATAAGTCGCTAAAAGAGCTTGACGTAACGGCAGATAACGCGGAAGAAACGCTATCCAAAATGAAAACGCAAATTGACGCGTCAACGCCAGCGATGCGCGCACTAACGATTGAGACGTTGAAGCAGATTGACGCGGAGCAGGACGCGATTAAAGAAACGGAGCAATTAGCCGGCCGATACCGTGCGCTAACGTCGGAATCGAAGCTTACGAAGGAACAGGCGGACGAGTTAACGTCGGTTGTTCGAAAGTTGACCGAGCGCTATCCGGAATTACATGCGGAACTAGACGAGAACGGTCGCTTAATGATCGTTAACGAAAATATTATCCGTGATCTTATTGCTGCGGAAGAAGATTCGGTCGACGCGTGGCTTGCCGGAGAACGTGCGAAACAGCAAGCGTTACTACAGACCGCGAAAGCCGCGTTATCGTCCGCAAAGACGCAACTCGAAGCGTTACAGGCGGTTGCATCCGCATACAAGCAAGAAGTAAATGCGCCAGCGCTTCCGGACTCCATAGACGGTGAGCTGTCCGATTCGCTCGCGTTACGTCGACGTATGAGCGGCTCATTCTCCGAAGCTATAGACGCTAACCGTGCGGTTAATAGCGGAAAGCTACAGGCGGAAGTTGACGCGCAGCAATCGGAAGTCGACCGAATACAATCGTTAATCAATTCGCTGGATGACGGTTCGTGGGCGGATTTGTACGGTAATGAGTCGGCAGGATCGAAGGATCTCTTTACGCCAGGCAAAGAGAAAACGAAGAAAGAAAAGACCGCGAAGCAGAAAACCGCGGAGGAAATTGCAAACGACGCGTACCGTGCCGCGTTAAAGCAACTTGAAATCCGCAGGCTTCTCGGAGACTTAACGGAGCAACAGGAAATCGATACGCTCGCTAAATTGGCGAATCAATATAAGAAATACGATGACATATGGATTGACGCGGAAAGTCGTCGCCAGCGTGTCGTCGAGCAAATGGAGAACGCAGCGGCAAAAGCGGCTGAACAAGCGGCAAAGGACGCGGAAGCGAAAGCACGCGCAAGTTACGAAACTTCAGCGGAATGGATCGAAATGCAGACACGGAAAATGACCGAAGCCGGACGGTCGGAATCGGAAATTACGAAGATGCAGCTTGACGCGTGGACTCGCGTACGCAACCGCTACGATAAGGACTCCGATTATTACAAGCGCGCGGACAAGGCGATGTATGACGCCCGTATGAATCTCCGTAAACAGGACGAAAAACTGGCGAAGGAAATCGCGGATCAACAAAAGGAATACGTCAAGGAATCGTTAAAGGCGATAGAGGCGCAGAAAAAAGCGGAACTCGCGGCACTCGACGAAAAGAAGAAAGCGACGCAAAAGTATTACGACGATTTGCTCCGTAATATTGACGATGGCGAACGTAATAAGGAACGTGCGGAAATCGAAGCCGAGGCGGAGAAGTACCGATACGCTACGTCCGAACGCGGTCAGAAGTATTACGCGGAATTACTCGAACAGCTTCGTAAAATGGACGTCGAGGATACGAAGCGTGCGATTGAGGACGAACGCGACGCCAAACTCGACGGACTCGACGAGCAGAAAGCGGACATTGAATCGTGGTACAGCGATATTAAAGCGGCAGCGGACGCATTCAATGGCGATATGATCCGTCTCTACGAGCTAACGGACGACGCACGGCTACAATCGTTTGTGACGACGAACGCAGCGATTAAGGCGGAAATGGCACGGTTCCAATCGGAAATGGCTTCGTTAGCGGCTTCGGCACCGTCCGGAAACAGCGGAACGATTGCGCAGATGCAGGCGAATAGTAAAGCGTGGCACACAGCGGATGCGGCCGGAAAAGCGAAGCTCGCAGCCGAGAACCAAGCGTTAGGCCAATCGTTGGGCGCATCGTATAGTAATGGAAAGTGGTCGCTCGACGGCACTCCGTTATTCCACAGCGGACGTGATGGCGCGACGGGCCGGACGTTTAGCGTATCTGACCGTTTGATGCCGGACGAATTAACCGCTATATTGCGCGACGACGAGTACGTATTTACTCCGGGACAGCTTCAATCGTTGCTCGATACGAAAAGCGGAGCCAATACGGGAACGGTCGTTAATGTCGAAAAAGTCGTCGGACTCGAAATCGGTGAAGCAACGATGGAGGATGAAATCGATATGCGGGCGCTCGGACGGACGGGTAACGACTTGGCTGCGGATATCGTACGGAACAAATTTACGAGGGGTGAGTAGGCGTGTCGGAAACATACGGCTTTACGTATAAGGGACGGCATTGTTTGGAGTTTGGCGCGCGCCTACTCCGCTATACCGTTAATAGCCCGCAGCTCCGCGAAAACGAAGATACGGTCGCTGGACTTGACGGAGTTATCGACTACGGAACGGAACTCGGCAAACGGGAAATCGAAGTCGTATTCGATATTGATCCGGACGGGCGGAGTTTTAAGCGTAGGCAGTCGCAAATACTATCGTGGCTGAAACCGAAGTCGTCCGGACAACTCGTATTTGATGACGTACCCGACCGATATTTTAACGCCAAGCTAACGGGAAGTATGGTGGTAGAGCAAATAGGCACGTACGGAGAAATCCGCGTAACATTCAAGGCGACCGATCCTTATTCGTATTCAACGACGGAATCTGACGACATCATTCTTGATTCGGACGTAGTACTCGACGAGGAGATTACGCTCGACGCAACGTGGTCGTTCGTAATTAACCGACCGCAGACGGTAACGGTCAACAATTGGGGCTATGAAGAAGTCCGACCGCGCATCGTAATAACCGGCAGTTGGACGACGCTGCAAGTCGGAAGCCTGACGTATAATTCCTCGGCAAATAATAAAACGCTCGTTATCGACTGCGAACGTGAGTCAGCGCGAATTGACGGTACATCGGTTAACATAACGGGCGATTTTATAACACTAGAGCCGGGAAATAACGTTGTGGCAATCGGGGGTACTGCGCTTAATTGTACGGTAAGTTTCGAGTTTCGTGCGAAGTACCTGTAACCATGCGGATACAGGTACTTTTTAACGTGAATATAACGCAGACATAACGAAGGGAGAGCGGATGAATGGCGGATATTAAACAGTTACAAGGGCCGATGACACTGCGCGAAATGTACCCGATAGTTAACGAAAATACAACGAAAATCAACGCAGAATCACAAGCGGCAAAATCGGATATTACGTCGCATAAATCGTCTAGGCAGGCGCACGGGGCCGATGCAATTACGTATAACGGGAACGTACCGGCTAATAGCGTTAAAGAGGCGATTGATAAGACGAATCAGCGTATATCAGAGATTGTAGCGCAGGCTGGCGACAGTAATACGGAAATCGTAGATGCACGCGGAGGCGCTCCGGTACTTGGCGATAGGCTTAACGGAATGGATGAACAGTTGGCGGATATTGCGGAAAATCCTAAGTTTCGAATTGATGCAGCAACAATCGATGTTACTCTCGGAAACGAGCTGCTTACGAGCGTTTGGACGCTAGGCGCTGGATGGGCTGGCGATCTCGCCAATGGTTTTACTCATACGTCCGGCAATACGGCAAGTCTATCGACGAC